GATTTTTTCATAGTATCAATTATTAGATTAGAAATTAATATAAATATAAAAATTTAAATATTTTATATTATTAATAATTATATAAAAATAATAAATTGGTTAAATATTGTAGTTTAAACGCTTATAATTTTAGTTTAAACCCGTTTATTTAAGGATATACCCATTATTATTATTTTTCTTTTATATTAGAAATTTAAACATATAATTACTTTATTTAATAATATACCTAATAATATACCTAATAATATATCTAGATACATAATTATTTTAATAAGATAAAATAATAATTTTATTAATATAATAAATGTCTACAATGGATAAAAAAAAACAGTTTCAAATACAAACAGTTCAATCTAAATTAGATAATTATAAACAAACTTTAAAAACACTTCTAGAGTCAAAAAATAAATTATCTGAAAATCTAGCGTTGACAAATCCTAATTATGATAAACTTGATAAACTAAATAATGATAAGATACTTATTGAAAATACTTTAAAAGAATTAAAAACTAATATTTCTAATACTATGAATAATATTACAAAACTAACATATTCTCTTAAAGACTTACCATCAATAATTGATACTAAACAAAATAATGAAGAAGATATATTAAAACAAGAGATTGATAGAATTAAAATACAAAAAAGTGAAAATGTAATAAAATATGATAAATCTATATTAAAAGCACACTTAGATAAATTGAAATTAATAGATGATATTAATATAATTCAAAATGCTATACTAGAACAAAATAATATAATATTACAAATACAATCAAACGCACATTCTTCTCGCAAAGATACATTATCACTATTACATCAAAAAAAACAAACTAAACTGAATATTAAATTACAACAAGAACAAGTTATTACACAAGATATATTTTTTACTAATCAAATTTTAGAATTACAGAATACTGTTAAAGATCTAGAAAAGTTTAAAATTATACTAGTTGATAATTTATATAATAATTCAAATAGTGATAGTAATAGTGATAGTAATAGTGATAAAAAAATACTTGACAATTATTATAGTATTTTTGATATAGATATAAATAAATATATAGATATAGATAATAATAAAAAATTAAATGTAAATGATATAATTAAAATTATAGACATTAAAATTACAACTTATCAGAATAGAATACAAAATATTAGTATAAAATTAAATAAAAAAAAAACTTTAAATGATGCTAGACTAAATAATATTATTGATAATTATAATAAAACTAATCGCGTTAAAATAATAGCATATAAAGATAATTTTAAAATTGAAAAAGAAAAAAAAAATCAATTACAATTAGTTCTAGATACACTAACATATCAATATGATAATTTTGAAAATCAAATAATTGCCAATATTAAATTAGATTTAACTAATGCTAATAATGAATTAGAATTTGATATTACTAGAGCAAATGAACGTTTTGTAATTATGAAATATCGTACAAATATTGAATTTGAAATGGAAAGTAATCGTATTACTGATGAAATAAATATTTTGAATATGAAAATTAAAGACATGAGTAAATCATTTAATAATATAAATGAAGAATTAAAAAATTTAAAAACAACAATTGAAAATGAAAATGTAATTGGTAGTGATATTGCAAAATTAGATGAAGAAATTAAAAAATATAAAGCTATGATTATACAAAATGAAACAAATATTATACTATTATCTCAGTAAATATGAGTATCGAATGATTATCGAGGAGGACGATCACCCCAGAAATTATCAGGCATTGTATTTGTTTCAGGATACGCACTAGCACGTAGAATCGACTCTTGGCTTCTGGCACCTTTTTCAGGTTCACAATAAAACATTGCTGATGTACGAGGCTTTTTAGAAGGAGGAGCAGGATATGTTAGCATACGAAAAGGAATACCTCCGTCAATTTGGACGCTAAAATATTTATCAGATTGACCATCTTGACAGATTTTAAAATTTACATGAGGGGGAACATAAAGAGAACCTAGACCAACATAATATGCATTCGGATATTTCATATTAATTGTAAAACTACCATTGCTAACATTAACAATGCCTTTGTTAGGTGTACGATCATAAGCAACTAATGGATCTGGATAAGGCATTCCTGAACCTGAAAAACTAGTTCCAAATGTAGGTGGAGCAGCAGCCCAAAAAAATAGTTTTGATTGTGCTAAAGTATTTTTTAATTGTCCTTGAACTACTAAATCTCCAGTACCACGATACATAATAGAACCCTCACACATATCTTTATTAAATAATGTTTGACGCCAATTGCTTGTACTCATTTTATTAAAATTATATTAATATATTTAGTTAATTTATTAATTATTATTTACTTATTTATTATATACATATAATATTATTTTTTTAGTAAAAATAATCTAAACCGAATACAAATAAACTTAACAAATAATATTTATATAATATTTAAATAATATTTCAACAATGATGACATTAAATATAAATAAACTTAGAAATGAAGTTGATGAAAGAGAAAAGAAAAAAATTAATACATATGAAAAGGTACTAGATATGTGTTTTAAAAAAATACTACATAGTAATCAAAATTATAATGATTATTATTGTATATTTAGTGTTCCTAATGTTGTATTTGGTTTACCACTTTATAATATTGTAGAATGTTGTGGATTTATAATTGAAAAATTAGTTGAAAAAGGGTTTGAAGTTTATTTAGCAGTTCCAACATCATTACATATTTCTTGGAAACCGAAAGATAATAATAAAGTAAATAATAATTATAATAATAATGCTAAACTACAATTACAATATAATGATAATAATAGTTCCACTAATAGTCTAGATACATCTTTAAATAAACAAATTGCAATTAAAAATAAAAATGTAATACACCATAGACCAATAGATGATTATAAACAATCTAGAAATACAACATATAATCCGAATGATTTAGAAATATTTAGGAATAAATTAGATAATTTATTTGATTAGAGAATTTGATTAGAGAATTTGATTAGAGAATTTGATTAGAGAATTTGATTAGAGAATTTGATTAGAGAATTTGATTAGAGAATTTGATTAGACAATCTATTACTTTTTCATACTAGAAAGAATTGAATATAACATAAAAGAAATTATCATTCCAATTAGAATATATAGAGAAATATCATACATGTTTCTAGACTGATTATGATGTAAATCACTTTCTAATTTATCTAATTTCATTAAAATAGTTTGTAACGTCATTTGAAATTGCACAATATTATCTGATGATAATGTATCTGTAAATTTATTGCTAGTATTGCTAGTATTGCTAGTATTGCTAGTATTACTATTATTGCTCCGATTTGAAAATTTATTATTTATAATTTTTCTATCTTCTTCAGTATCGTCATCAAGTAGGTTATTATGATTACTGTTATTATAATTACTGTTATTATGATTACTATTATTTGAGTTTCCAGTATTCATAAATCTATTAACAGTATCTGAAACTTTAAAAGCATTTTCTAAATTATTAAAATTATCTTTGGATAACATCATTGGCATAGGATCATTATTTGACTTATCATAAATGCTCATATAAGATGGTTTTGGATTAAGACCTCCATAATTATCAAGAGGTTGCATTACAGATGAAATATTAACTGAAGCATTATCCGAATTACGACTCATGTTAGGAACACGAGGTTGACGAGAATACTTAGAGTTTACACCTCGAGTATTTTCGCGTGTTTGAGGTTCATTAGGATTACTTACTGAAAAATCATTATTACGAGTTAATAAATCATCTGGAATATGCATATACGCATTATGGATATCAGCTTGAGATGAAACCGGTTTACCAGCGAAATTTTGTCCAGCCCATGCTTCTTCAATTGAACACATAATATATTTAAATTATTTATAATATTAATTACTAAATATTAATTACTATATATAGTCTAGATAGTAATTCTTTATAATAAAATGATATTTTAAGTTTGGGTAAAATAAACAAATAGTTATTAATAGTTATTAATAGTTATTAATAGTTATTAATAATTATTAATAATTATGTTTATTTATTAAATTAAATCTAACCTTTTTGTAAAATAGAAAATGAATAAACAATTATTAATTTATCGTTTTACAATAACTATTATTTTTATTTATATATTTATTCAATTCTTAACAATGAAAAGAACAAATTTTGTATATAAGTTTTATAGTGATTATATTATGAATAAATACTGTATTATATTATATATTTTATTAATATTAATAGTTATGCGTTATGATTCTTACACAGCAGTAATATTATTTATTTTAGTTATGGTACCATTTAAATTCGTATATAAAGAATATTTTAAAAGCCTAGAATACTTTAATGTTTCACAGACTACTACCCCACAAACTACTACCCCACAAACTACTACTCCACAATATACAATACAATTAGGAACAGATGAACAGACACAAGCTAATTTATTAGCATTACAATATTTAGGTGTAGATGATAGATTTAAAATGGATGATATTAAAAAGGATGAAATATTAAAACAAATTGCATCACAAATTGAATTTGATCCTTATAAAACAAGTTTATCAAAAGATGTAATTAATGAAATATATGGTAAATATTTCGATAATGATATATTTATAAAATTAAAAAAGGTTAATGATGATAGTAAACAATATATTGCTTCTGGTAATTTTCCTTATCTTCCAAAAGATAATAAAGTAGATTTTGATTTAGTAACATATCAAAATCTTTCTAATAATACTCAGCTTGGAATAAATCCTATTTCAGATGGTATAAAAACAAATAGTAGAACAACATCTTAGTATAGTTTATATATATTATGTATTAAATCTAAAATCCTTTTATAGATTTCATATTATTTTTTAATAAGAAATAGCAAATTATTCCAACTATAAAAAATGCTATGGAAGGTATAGTAATTATACATATTACTAATGATAGTGCTATAGCGTATAACACACCGTAAAACCAGTCAGCATTTTCTCTGATAGATTCTGCTCCAGCAGCTCCTACATTATATAATCCTTTAGCACTTGATTTAAGATGTCCTTTATAACCTTTAGCTCTAAAAGCAGCAACACTTTTATTTACTGAATCTTTAGTTTTCATAGCATCAGCTTTTTGTGTAGCTTTTTTTTCAGCTTTTTTTTCTTTACGTACTGTGACTGCTTCTGCTTTATGTGCTTCACGAGACATTTTTGATCTTGCTTTAGTTTTAACAGCATCAGCAGCTGATTGTTCTTTTGCCATCTCTTTTTTAGCTGTATCCATAGAGTTTGCGCTAGTTTTTTGTTTATTTAGATGTGCTTTAGCTTCTTGTGCATTTGCGAACATTGGTTCTTCACCACCTTTTTGTATAATATTTTTATTGTTATTTTTACTTCCGCTATTGCTATCATTACCATCATTACCATCATTACCATCATAATATTCATAATATCCAATTATCAACAATAATATTAGTAATACTAGACCTAAAATTCTTTTGTATTTTAATAAAAACTTTTCAAATTTAGTTTTATATTCATCATCATCTTTTATATTTATTTGAGTATTTACAAAATAATTATATATAGTATTCCAACTTGTATCTAGAATATTTGAAATATCCATATTACTTAAACTATCCTTATTACTAAATTAAACAAATAAATTAAATACATTTATAAAATCATAAATTTACCAACCATCATTTTAATAACACAATAAGTAATTATTAAAAATATTAATACAGGTAATGATAATACACCTACAATTATTAATATTGAAGTAAGAATAACAAACATCGCTTCAGTATATTTGAAAATTCTATCTATATTACCAAAAACTGGACCAGCACCATTTCCAATATTTGCTTTAAATTGCTTGAACCATCCTAGTTTTTTTTCAATATCTTTGGCTTCACTACCAGGACCAAATGCTTTCTTTAATGCTCTTCCTTTTATGTCTTTCTGTTTTTCTTTCTTTTCTGCTTTTTGTTTTTCTAAAATGGCTTTTCTATCAGCAGCCATAGAATTAAGTTTTTTAGTGATTGCCCATCTTTTATCTACTGTTGATGTTGTTTGTTCAGCTGAACCAGCTCCTCCACTTTGTATATCATTATTTTTATCATTATTTTTTTCTATATTTTTATCTATATTTTTATCTATATTTTTATCTATATTTTTATCTATATTTTTATCTATATTTTTATTATTTTTATTATTTTTATCTATATTTTTATTATTTTTATTATTATTATTATTACTAATACCATTTTTATTACAATACTTTTCCCAAGATGAACCTAGACTCATTAAATCAGTAAATTGCATAGTAATCAATAAAACAATTATCCAGAATACATATTTTTTATATTCTTTTACAAATATTTTAAATTTCTCCCAATCTTGTTTAATTAAATATATCAATTCATTTGTAAAATCTACAAGCTCATCAATTAACGTAAAATTAGACATTTAACTATTATTTCTATTATTATTAGAGATTAAATTACAAAAATAAAAATACATATATCTAAAGACTTTTTTAATTTATCAGAACAATAAAATCTATAAAAAAAATAATTATAATATAATAAAAAATTAAATATATATATCTAGTATAATAATAATATATAAATCAATAAAAAAACTTTAAAATGGCTAATGTTGTTTGTAATATGAATACTTTAATACTGTCAGTAATTGTAATATTAATGGTTGCATTTGCGGATACAATTCTGCGAGACTTTCCAATTCTAAAAAAACTATTTACTGATAATGTTAATTTTCTTCTATTGATTGTATTAGTAGTTCTCGTTTTATTAATTGATACTCCAAGCGGAATTTTATTAGCATTTCTAGTTCTATATTTGGCTGTATATATTAATTATATTTCTAAAAAACGCGCACACTTTTCTGATGTAAGACCCGCAAATGTTAATAATATGTCTAATATGAATAGTAATCCAATCCTTAGTGATTCGGAATTTGTTTATAATAATACTGCTCCTTTTCCTAACAAAAATATAAAACCCTTTCAACCTATTTCTGAAGAAGAAATAATAAAATTATCTATAAAATCAAATATGCCTTGTCTTCCACCTCAAGTTGTTGAAGTAACTCAAAAACAGCGCGAAGGGTATGATGTTGTTAGTTGCCGATATGACTTTAAAGATAGTGAACAAAATCTATCTAAATATGGACCTCCTCTAGCTAACTGTAGTGCATATTCAGGTGACCAATACAAGCGAGTTGGAACACTCTTTTATCCATTGAATGCTTGAATGAATTAAAAAGTATTTATAAGTTTTTCTCTTTTGTAAAAAGCTGTTTTAATAAGTTTGTTTCTCTTTTTTATTTGTTGTTAATTAGTAGTATATTCCTATTATATTATTATTGTATATTGATTTAAAATGGCAGCTCTAGTACCACCTGTAGCTGTAGCTACAACTGCTGCCGCAACAGCAGGAAATGCTTCAATGTTAGCTCTAGCTACAATGGGTCTAGGTAGTAATAAATATATTTTAGGTTTAATGATTCTATTAATTAATTTGGGGGCACGTTATATTGGAAATGAGGTTAGTGAATTTATGCATAAAGTATTAAATCATAAGTTTGCTAGACGTTTTTTAATATTTCTAGTAATATGGATGGGAACTCGAGATTTAATAGTAGCCTTTGTAATTACTGCTGGATTCATCTTATTAGTAAACACATTGTTTAATGAAAGTAGTCGATTTTGTATTTTACCTACTAAAAATGATTCTGGTATCACTAAAGAAGAATATGACCTTGCTAAACAGTTAGTAGCAAAATATGAAATGAGTAATCCACCTATTCCTAATAGGATGGGTGGAGTTGGTATGGGTGGTGTGAATGGTAATATTGCTAGTATTAAAAATAGTTTACCTATTAATAATAATGTTATAAATAATAATATTGAAAATAAATAAAAAATAATAATAATTTTATAATAATATTTTTAACACGGCTTTTTGTTAAAAAGCTGTTTTTGGCACGGCTTTTTGTTAAAAAGCTGTTTTATAGACTATTAATTGATATTTCAATTTCATTAATTTTCAATTTAATTGGTGAAGGCAAATTATTTGATTCAGTTTGTGTATTTGTTCCTACACCACAAGCAATTGCACCTTCAGGGATAGTAATTGGCATTTCTTTATTAAGTTTTTCAAATGCTGGACCACAGGTGCGTCGATATTCAGATGAAAGAAATACAGGAAAACAACAATTGATTGCAATTTTATATCTACTATCCTTTAATATAAAATGAACTATTTTATAAATTTTAATTGTTTCATATGAAGGAATAACTGCTACAACATCTTTCCATTCACTATTAGTATATCCTAATTGAAAAGACCACATATATGGAACTGTTAATGCTTCTTGTGATAAAGTTGTTTTTGCAATATATGATGTGTGAAATCCTGAATTATAAATTTGCATTTTTTTAATATGTGATAGATTTTCTCTTAAAAATTTAACAAGATTAGTAATTGTTTTAATATCTTTAATTTGTGTATCTAGAGAACTAACACCTGCTCTAGAAGCAAATCCACCAGCTGCAGCTGCTTTTCCTTTTCCTGATTCTACTTCTGCTTTTTTACTACTAAGTCGCATCTTTTCAAATGCTGATAATGATGAATCATCACTTGGACTAGATGAATTAATCATAATTGATTCTGGAACTAAAATAGGTAGTTCTTCTAGAGTCATAATTGTGTTAGTAAAATCACCAAGTTTAGAAATTGCATTTGCAATTTGTCCTTCTGAAAGTTCCTTAGTTTGGTCTCTGCGCTGATAATTATGAGGATCCATTCGTTGTTCTACCATTTTTTTCATAGCTGGGACACTATTTGCAGAGCCTAGCAAATCTACCACATTATTAGATGCTGTTTGATAAGGAAGCAATACAACTCCTGTATCATCTTTAGATATTTTTAATTGTAATAGAAACTCGGCACACAATATCCATTTTTCGCGAGGTGTCATATGAATCCATTCCTTACCAATAGTTTGTAATCGCTCTACAATAGATTTAAGCCACCGTGTAGAATGAAGTAAAATATTACCATAAATAGAATCCTTAAGACACTGTTCCATTAAATTTAATGAATCTAGCCCGGATTGAACTGTAGGTGTAGTAATTTTTGCAATCATTTTAAACATATGCGAATCTGTTGCAAATAAATAGCGATGAAACATTTGATTAATTTGTGTTATTTCATCGGTAGTTATACTGGGGTCAGTGCGCATATCTTCTGGAATATCCTTATAAAAGTGGCTAAAGCCACCTTGTTTTTCTGGGAATTCACAGAGGACATTACCTTGAACTATATATAATTCTGTAATAGGTTCTTTTGTAATTAATTCGCAAATACTACTTACCTCTTCATATATGTGTTTATGAGGGTCATCAATTGATATTTTTTCACAAAATTCTTTAGTTAAATAAACTGAATTACCTTCAATATCAGTTAAACAGCCTAGTTCAATAGCTCTTTTAGAACAAGTGCGACAGTTATTTTTACTTTTAATTAGTTTAGATAGTTTTTCTAATAGACTCAATGTTGTAGGTGTTTTATGTTTAAAAAGCATAGATACATATTTTCCATTGTGTAATTGAAAACGTAAATATTTAATAGGAATCTCATTATATGCTTTAACTGCTGCAGGATAAAAGTCTTTTGGAATTTCAATGGAGATTGACATTTTTAGTATTATAAGTGTTTTTGTAAAAGCAATAGTTAATATATAATAAAATATATTAATATATGTTTAAATTTCAATTTTTTAAATAGGTATAAAAATTTAAAAATTAGTAAAATATTAAATTATGTTTTTGTTAAGTTTTTCTAAAAACTTAGCTTTTTGTGAAGTTTTTGCAAAAACTTCTTAATTTGATATACTATCAATTAGTGCGTCAATATCATCTGTGCTATTGATATTTGTAGAACCTCGTGGGGGTGCATCTCTAGGATTTGAAAACGGAGGTCCTGCTGTAGGATTGTATTTAGGAGGACCACTCTGTTGTCCCATATTCATTAGATTTGAAAAGCCAGGATTAGTTTGACTCATTGAGTCCATTGCTGCACTTTTAAATTGGTTCATTAAGTCAGGGTTTTTTTTAAACATATCTCCCATATTCATATTACCCATTACGCTTTTAGACATATTTTGAGTAATGTGAAACCAGAAAGCACTACTGGCTACCATAAATACTAATTTAAGTTCAGGTGCCATATTTACACTGTCTTTATATTTAGAAAATACTTCTTCAAAACAATCATCAAATTGTCCGTTTTGGATTTCCTCATTCATACTCTCACTCCACCCATCCAGATTAATATCAAAAGGATTTCCTGTCTTATTATTAACAAACTCAGACATCGATGCAAAACTTACCAACATACGCCGCTGCATTTTCACACTATTATCCATTTTGCGATGGTGTGATAGGCGTTCATATTCTTGATTCATTTCTTCATAGCTACTTGACATTGAAAACGTTTTAGGTAATTTTACACCCTTATCTCTTAATCGTTCAAACTTGCATAAAAGGTCGAACTTGCGTTTTTGTATTTCCTCAAATGAAAGATTTTCAGTGCTACTTACACCTCCAGTATTAATAGTTCCAGAATTACTAGAACCATATCCTCCTCCACCGTAACTATTTCCTCCCATACCACCATTCATTCCACCATTCATTCCACTTCCAAATCCACTAGTAGAACTAGCTGAAAAGGCATTATTACTAGAACCTCCAAAATTTGGAAGACCTGGACCACTCATTGAAGGAGTTGGATTAGCAATATCATTTAAATCCATAGTGTTTAATTCCTTATCTAAATCAATATTAGTTAGATTATCATCAAATAGCGATTTCTGTAAAAACTCAGTATCATCATCTAAATTTAATTTTTGAGGCATATTATTAGATCCTGAATTATCTCCTCCACCACCTGAATTATCATTAAATAGACTTGAAAATGAATTAAATGCGCTTCTATTATTATTTGTTGGACTGGGATTACTAGAATGTCCAGAATATCCATGTCCTAACTTATTAACTTCTGTATCAGGGCGTTGTTTTTTCTTATTAACTAATAAATTCAATCCAAAATCAACTTCTTTATCGCTAGATAACCCATTCATTGATGGCATTGGATCATTATTGTTACTAGAAATAGTTAAGTTAGGTCGGTGAGGTGTCATATGAGGAGGAGCATGATGTGATGAATTAAATGAAACATTTTTAAATTCTCCTTGATTATTTGATGATGATGTAGGTGTTATTGGTCGAATATCAACAGTTTTTAAGTCTAAATCTTCTAGGTCAATTTCGTAGGAATCCATTGTTGATTATTATAGTTATAGTTATATTTTTATAATATTTTTAAAATATTAATTATATTTATAATCTATTTAGTTTTATTAAAAATTATATTATACTACTTAAAAACAGCTAAAGAAATATATAATAATATACGCAGTACAATATAATATATATATATTAAATAAGTTTTATATTCTAAAAAATGTAATTATTGATAAAAATTTAATTATTGATAATTTATATTTATAAAACATAAAATAATTATAATTAAAAAAAAAAAATCTTATCCTAATATAATATACCTAATTTTATATTTACAAAACATTTTACTAATTAAAAATGATTGATTCATCAACACTTATGAATTTAGCAACAATGGGACTTGCTGGCTTGGCTGTGCCAAATAAAGCTAAATTTACAGATGTTTCATCTGGTATTACAACAGCAGTTATTATTATTCTTATAATAATGTTTATAGTTTGGATAATGCTTTTAATGGCAACATATAAACTAACAGATAGTGGTGCACACGCAGTATTATGCGCCTTGTTCGGAGCTTTTTATTTAGCATTTGCTTTTATATACTACGGATTCTCTGGATACAAGTTTGTTAAAAAAATGTAAAATATTTATACTCTAACATCTTCCTCTAGAATAACTTCTAAAATTTCCAACTCTTTAATTCCATTTTTCTTTTTTTTCTTTTTAGAACCTTTAATATTAACTTTAATAACTTTAATAACTTTTTTTTCTTCTTTATTTTCAATATTGTTTTGAGCTTTCTTTTCTTCTTTCTTTTCTTCTTTCTTTTCTTCTTTCTTATCATCTTTTCTAATCTTAATCAAATTTGCTTTTTCAAAATAATGTAAAGTCATCAATAATGAATCTGCTAAATCATCCTTCTTATTATTACTATTAAAGAAGTCTAGTAACTTTTTATTATCCTTTAATAAATATTCTACTATATGAATTGAAAGTTTTTTATTTTTTTGATATGGATTATTGACTGCATCGATGATTGTCATAATTCGCGTTTGTTCTTCTTCTGGTAAAAACTTTATTAAGTCCAACTTTTTACTAGCACAATAACATTGTAATTTCTTATTACCCATTGTTCCATTATTTGTTTCCATATTTCTAATCAAATAATAAGAATATAGAAACATTTGCATAGATTTCATTGTTGGGTTCTTTAATACTGGTTGGTTTTCAAGTAATATTATTTCTGCATCTAGAACCTTATTTTTCATTTTATCTAATTTTTGAAATAATGATATACCTAAATTATTAATATCAATCTTACTAGTAGCTTTTGCTCTATTTATTTTTAGAAAATCAGAAAATGAATATTGATATTGATGTTCTATATCCATTATATTATCTACATTTGCTTTTAGCATTTCATTAATATGTTTTTTACAATAACCTTTAAAAATATGTTGCTTAAGAACTTGTATTGGTTTAGCAATACAATCATTATTCCAACACTGCTTAACACTAAGTTCTGGAAGTCTATCAACACCTAATTTTTTAAAATGGGTTTTACAATAACCTTTATATGTTCCATCTGCATTTAATTCTTCGGCACAGTAAAAAGCACTTTTACCACATATTGAATTTGTATTTTCTTCTACTAGATCATTTTTTTCTATAATATCTGGAGTTGGATCTGATTGTTTTTTTTTACCTTTACCTTTTCCTTTTCCTTTTCCTTTATCTTTTCCTTTTTCTTTAGTCTTACTATTTGTATTTTCCTTTAAAAAGCAACATTTTAAAGTATTATTAATATGGCTAACTTCCCCAGATGTAGCTAGATTACTTTCTATTTGTGTAACTAGACTTATATCTTCCCAATGTGTAATATTATATTTTGTTTTATTAAAAGTAAAAGTATTTATTGTTCCTACAGTATTTGAATTTAAAGATGTATCTAGAACACAATATGCTAGATTCTTAATTCCTATATCCCATCCTATGGCTTTAGACATATTAGTTATATTTTATTTTTATTATTGTATCTAGATACATATATATTAATATTATTTATTTAAGTTCAAAATATAGTAAAGTAATATAAGCGAATAAATATTATAATTTAAAATATTATAAAAATATAGATAATAAGTTAATAATGGATAAAGATAAAGTTAAAAAAGATAATAAAAATAATAAATATAACAAACATAACAAACTAGAATCATATAACTTTTTAAAAAGTGTTAAAGATAAAGAAAAAACTGTTCTAGACTATTATAAAAGAATTAACAGTAGAATTCAAGTAAAACCATTACCAAAACCTAAGAAACTAACTAGAAAAAATTTGATTGATACAAATTATAGTAAAGATAATAATAGTAAAGATGATGAATTAGATAATACAAAAGAAAAAGATAATAAAAGAGAAAAACCTAAAACAAAAATAGCACCCAGAGGAGAAGAGCCTAAAAAACACGTAATTATGGATTAAATATATAAAAAATTGAATTTTTATTATTTATATTTTAAAAATATTATAACTTTTACACAGATTTAACTCGTTTTTAAATTTGAAAATTTATTCAGACATGGCTACCGATACATCAAACACAACAGCTTTTGATAAGCGATTTAAGACTGCTTCCGCAGAAATTAAGTCGCGTATTCAAAAAACGATTACTGATGGCGCAACATTTTGTTGTATGAATATGAATGTATGTATTAAAGTTCCCGATACTAGTCAAGATGCTGAACCTGGAGATGAGCTAACAGTATATGCAGACAAGGATTATGTTGATAATTGGATACGCAAGCTATTAAAAGAGGAGTTAAGGACAAAAGAGTTAAATCCTAAAGCATTAGAACAAATGCGATTAAAAGGTATTCAGCCTAAGAAGCAACCACATGATATTTTGCTAATCATTATAGTGCCTTCGGCGAAGACTATTCATATTGGAATTTCTCAACCGCTTGGTTTTGCTGCTCAGTGTAACTTTAACATATTCAAATTTGTTCGTGAAGCATTAGAGCCAATAAACAAAGCTTATCATATGAATTCGTTTGCAACATTTACATTTGTTGATTATTCGGCAGATTCCGAAGTCAAGGAAATTGATAATGCTTTGACACTATGTTTCAATCAGTTGAAGCGCGATGGTATTTATGTAGTTGAGGAAAGTGATGATGAATATGTTAATTATTTAGAGGATTAAAGATTGAATACTTTTTTAAACTTAAATTTATAAAATTGAAATTAATAATATTTTATTTTGTAATAAATAAATAGATTTTATATTTTATATTTTATATTATCATAAAAATGGAGTCAAATACTAATCAAACTTATACTTTAATATTGTATCCGAAAAAAAATTATTATGGAGAAAAAGATAAATTACCAACACATATAAATATAGATAAAGATATTGCAATTAATGATTCTATTGATAAAATTTATAGTAGTAACTGGTATTGGTTATATGAAATAATATTAACTAATATTGAAGAAGTTTATGATAAAAAGCAAAAAATAAATAAATTAATTACTACTAAAAGTTTAATCAATAGATTTAAATTAAGTAATATGTTATATGATAAATTGAAACCAGGAGACGATTATACTATATAAAAAAAAATAAATTTATATTTTAATATTTTTTAATATATTTTTTAATCATTTTATATTTTCTAATATATTTTATATTTTCTAATATAATTTTTTATTCTAATTTTTTAATTTGTTTATTAATTTTATATTAATATATTTAATTTATTATTGTATTAATCATTATGTGTATTAACCACTATGCATATTAAATCGCGGTGTGATCATCATACCTTCCAGCTCCTGCATTAATAATTTACAGGCATATGGAATACGCAATTGCATAAACTGTGAATGATTATCACATCCTCCACATACACGAATACCTATTTCATCATCTGGATTCACGATGCTAAATAATCCACATTCTTTACAAATATGAACTGTGAATATATCACTAACATCCATCATTCTCTCTTTCAAGAATCCCATAGCACCATGAGCAATCATACAATTATGAGCTACAACACCATTTGCTAAGAATGATTCTTCTTTATCAACCTGGATATCATATACTTTATGTATGCCACCAGGTCTTATATCAATTACTTTAAGATTCATTGTAGGTAATACATCGTTATAATTAGAAACACCATACGAACCATTGTTTCCTGTTGGTATGGGTATTGTTGTTTCTGTTGTTTCTATAAGTGTATTTTCATTTTCTTCTAATGTTTCGATAGGTATTATATTATCTATATCATTTTTGAACCATTCATAAGCTCCAATTTCTTTGAGATAATCTGTTGAAGATGGAAATTTTGATTCGTGAAGTTTATTGCACGTACGACCAATAACAAGACATTCTAATATATCGTGTGGAGTTGGTATAGCTCGAGGATGCAAAATTGGTTCCTTTTTAGTTAATTCTTCAATAGCTTGTTTCAATGCTTTGTTGGTTCCAACTTTTGCATTACGATCTTCAGTTTTCTTCTGTTTATAATTGGTTAATTCATCAACTCGATGAATAAGCCAATCTTTCTGAGCAATAACACCTAATCTTAAACGAGTGTATGAAACCGCTGATTCCATTCTTTGGGATTTATGACAGCAATAGCGAAAACCAATTTTTTCGTAAAATGGAATAAATTCTGTCATATCAAGATGTAATGTAATTTGATAATTCTTTTGGTCATCAGCTCTATTTTTTGATGCAGTATTAATTTTATCATTTTGAATAGTAATATTATTAATACCAAATTTAGAGAATAATCCCTTAATTTTTTCCATTGTTGTTTTCAATGAAGGTAAATATATTTTTCGTTTGCTTTTAGAGAATGAAATATATGAAAATGTATTTTTTGAAATATTGCATGTATGTCCATCCCCTCCAAACATACCAGCTAGAAATTCTCGTATTACTGGTTTAGGACAATCTTCCTTAAGAATAAATTCAGGTAGTTTAGATTCTTGATTAACTTTAGCACCATATTCAATACCTTTTAAATCATTAATATTTTCCATAAGTTTTTTTGGAATATTAATTTTAAACATATTTTTCATTTTAAAATTTGTTTGAGTAATTGGAGCAAATAATTCAATATCTTCCTTAATTCTTTCTAAATCTATTTGATGTCCAGGAAATATTATACCTTTCAAATCACTTGAAATATGTCCATCAGTAATTAAATATCCTAAAATTCTTGCAAAAGCTAATGTTTTATTAAATTCTTCAAAAGTATTGGTTTTCAATGAGAAATAATCATTAACTTTAAATTCCCAGTTATTACAATCTGCCATTTCTTGTTTAAAATCCATTACTGGATAATTAACACTACACTTTAAACGTGTTTCTCCAACTTTTAATTCATTAACTTTAATCCATGTATTATCTGATGTTAGAAATCGATGTTCTGGTGTAAATGATAATTTTCTTCCATCTTGTAAATAAATATCAATACACTCCTTTTCTCCTTTGTAGAGAAAATTAATTTGTTTTGAGCTAGTAATACCATTTTTATCTGAATCATATCCTAATACATCTAAATTTAATCCTTCGAAATCTTGAATTTTTATTGCTAATCCACATTTGAGAGAAATAGGAGTGTTTAGTTTCCCGCAATCACGTTCCATCTCGCCGAAGCGTAATCCGCCATCCCTAGACCTACCTTCAGCAGGTTGGCGGGTTAATTGCACTACGGGACCCGAACTGCGAGAATTACCAGTCCAAACAGGTTTTCCATCCCGCCGAACATAAAATACTTCATTAGGAACTGAGATACAATATACAGAGCCTTCATAATCATACATTCGCTCTACTTGAACGTCTTGTTCATAAGTGTGTCCGTGATTAATTGATGGTTCGCATTTATTTTTAATAATTCCTAATCTCCAACAAATGGCAGTACTAGTTATTACTCTTCCATCTTTCATTGTAGTAGTATTCCCTACTGGATGATGTAAAATTTTATTACAACACCATCCACAATGTAATGCTAGGCGCATAACATCATCTGCTAATTTATCCGAATTAGTATAATAGATGATTCTATTTGGATTTTTATTATTATAACATCCATCTCCTAAAACCATAGATTCTAGTAATTTAATAGATTGTTGTTTGCTTAATTTCCAAACCCATTCGGGTAAAGTTTTATTAATAGCACCTACTGAAAGAGGTCCCATATATTTATATAATTGAATATCATTTATATTACATTTTTCACTAGATTCATTATAATAATAATTATATCCTAAGTTTGTTAAAGCAGGATAAAGTGCATCTTTCACTCTTTGTTTATTTACTGAAATAGTAGTTGTATAAGTTTTTTTTTCTGAATTAGAATTATTACCACACCATCCTTCAGCATACCAAATACCAAAGAATGTTAGCCAAGAATTCATATCTACTATTTTAGTTGGTCTAATTATATTATTACCATCTGTCATTTCAGGTAATATAAATTGATAATCAGGTTGAACTAATTCTCCATTTTTCTTAAATTTACAGAATTTACCCATCATATCTTCAGCTTTGACTAATTCATATGGTTTCCAAATTTGTTTTCTTCCATATTTTTTAGAAATATACATACGATGATTAGCTGTTACATCTAAACTAATATTTGCATTTTTAATTTCATACATTTTTCCTTTATAATCAGGATAATGATGAACCATAGTTGGATTTTGATATTCAATTTGCCCTTGAGAATTTAATGTAGCTACTTTATCTGTTAATTTTACATTTTCAATAAATTTCCAACCTTGATGAGTGAGAACTTCATGTGAAAGGGGTGGAAAACAATGTATTTTGTCCAAAACCATATGTTTCAGCCTCTGATAATAAGTCGGACCGAAAAACAATTTAACATCCATCTGTTGTCCTGTAATTCCGCTATACATTATTTCATCTCCTGAATAATTGAGTCCATTAGCTTCTAATATTTCGCATACTTTATCATATGGCACTTTATTAAAAGGAGTACAATCGCTATATCCACCTAAAATGGAACTAGCTTTTCCCAAAATACATTCCATTAATTGTCCTATGGTCATTCTGCTAGGAATAGCATGAGGGTTCATAATGATATCGGGAGAAATACCTTCAGCATTAAAAGGCATTTGCTCCTGTGGATAAGTCATACCGACAGTACCCTTTTGCGCACAACGCGAAGCAAATTTATCTCCGATAATAGGGGTTCGCTCTGTCCGCATTCTGATTTTTACAAATCGAAACCCGTCGGCATTGCGATCACTATAAATCTTATCAACAAAACCCGTTTCATTAGTTCGCAAATTGGTCGAACAATCTTTATATAATTGATGTCCGTTATCATCCACTTTATTTTTAAGAGGTAGCACCTTTCCGATAATGATATCATCACTGGTTACATATTCATCTTTACGAACAATACCGCGCTCATCTAATTTATTATAGTTGCCTGGTTTGGTTCCACGGGTATATTTTACGTTGGGTTTTGCAAACTTTTCCTCACGCCCACTAGATTGAATCTTCTTTTCATCATCTTTATAGGTGCGATAGAAAGTAGCTCGAAATAGCCCTCTATCAACAGCCGATTGATTTAACAATACACTGTCTTCCATATTATATCCGGTATAACAACCGATTGCTACCATAGCATTTAGACCACAAGGCACCTCATCATAATTTATATATTTGGCGAATTTGGTTTTAACCAAAGCCTTTTCTAAATTATTAGCAACATATGCAAGGGTATCCATCCGCTTTTGAAAATTACGGGCAAATAGTCCAATGGATTGTTTACCCATCGCGCAATTACTAGATAGAAATCCATTTCCAGTAAAGAAACTGTGGTTTTCAGATTCAACTGTAATATCACATACTAATTGATTTTCGACTTCAATAATATTAAAAATATTATGAAATTTATAATGATTCTCTAAAACATATTTATTATCTATATATGATTGGTCTAAAATTTCTATTTCAAACCTTACGAAATCTATAAAACCAATTTTAATATGTGCTATATTTAAAATAATATCCTTAACTTCCATCCAATCTTGAATTCCATTATTAATACACATAAATTTATGGTCTTCTGTAGCAATTATACTAATAATATTTTTACTAATAACTGTAGGTAGAAAATTTTTTGTTAAAATATTTTCAACTGTTATTTTATAAATCTTTTTATCAGTAGGGAGCACAAATTGATGTATTACTTTAGTAGTACTAATTTCTAATGTTTTTGGATGAAATGTAAAAACTTCATCACCAATAACTACATTTTTTATATATTTTGTAGTATAATCAGCCATTAGAACTGTTTCATCAAGACCTAAACATTGATAGCAATTACGAGGCGATTGATTATCATCTGAAAATGGTATTACCGCTGCAACAGCACCTAGCATTAAGCCAGGATGTATTTCGCAATGTGTATATTCATTTATATATGGTTCTTTTGCCAATTCCATATCAACATTAGTCATAGCAATATATGTATTATTAACTTCATTAGTATCAATATATTCAATAATACCTTCGGCTCCCCAAGATGATGCTATTTCCTCTTTTTGAAAAGGGTCAAACTTATTTTCGCGGTTTTGTTCGTAGAATTTAGGACTAATTAAGAAGTTAAATGAAAACTTAGTTTCCTTTAATTTTTCAAAATATCTATCAGTAATGCGCAATTTGTTTTTAGCATCTACAATATATACTGGTCTCACTAGTCGCCCAGAATCAGTATATATTTTAATAGTACGATGTTCCATATTCCAGTAAACACCAGTAAATATATTTATATTTGCTTGGCGCCTCTCACTTCGAATTTGTTTAACTAATTTATCAGGTTCAGAATGAACACCAATCCAATCACCATTTACAAATACTAAGCAACCATTACTAATTTCTAAAGGTGTAATATCTTCTAATGGTTTAATATCTAGAGTTAATAACAATGTGCGAACAATAATACTATTACTATTAGCAGTAATTTTTGAAATTAACGTTAAGTTCTTAACTAATCCTACAGGTTGTCCTTCAGGTGTTTCACAGGGACATAAATATCCCCAGCTAGTACCGTGTAATTTGCGCGGCTTAACAATCTTTCCATTGCTTCCTGTTTTATCACTAGGAGAATTTACACGTCGCAAATGCGATACAAAACTCTGATAACTAAGTCGATTTAAAACCTGTGCGGTTCCAGCTTTTACATTGCCTTTACCACTTGTTTTAATACCCCAATTACCAGTAGCTAAAGCATACTTAAGACCACCATCTATAATAGTCGGTTTAATGATTTTGTAAATATTATTACTAGTAATTAAATCGAATACATCACGGCGTGACTTATTGTTTTTAATTTCTCGAGAAATAGATTTTACCATATCTTTAACCAGTTTATTAAAACATTGTCGGAATTGAGTAGATAAAAGCCTACCTGGTGTATCAACTCGCTTATTATCATAAGCATCGCGATCATCATAAGGTAAATATTCAAATTGCACTAACAGCAATTTGCGACACATATAACCAATATATTTTATTTTTTTGACTAGTGATTTACCAATATGTGGCAGTATTTCATCTTCTAATACTTTATGTAAATATTGCATTTTATCTTCATGACTCATTCTAATTTCGCGATTAGTATTTTTAAATTTCAAATATCCAAGCATAATTTCCTGAAACTTATATTGTTCTGCATTAGTTTCAATAGAATTTGTCTTACATATTTTTTTGAATTTTTCAAATGTTGGTTTTAAAGCTATTACTATAAATTTACCAATATCATCATTTAAATCCCAAGCAATATATTCGAATAGTTTTTTATCTGTTGTTACTCCAAGAGCTTTTAATAATAAGAATATTGGTACTGGTGTTTTAAAATTAGGTAAATCTAATTCTAGACATTCATCACGATAAACATATCTAATTACATTTGCTACTACCACACTAAAATATTGGTCGGAAGCACAGCGAATTTCAATCTCCTTACCTTTAATTTTCTTTTGATTATTAAATACAAATGCCTCATTTTCAGCAATGCGCTCCTGTGCAATAATGACTTTTTCATTTCCACCTATAATAAAGTATCCGCCTAAATCATATGAACATTCGCCATTCTGTTCTATATTTGTTCCGTCTTTTTTAGTAAGAACACAATTTGCTCCTAATATCATAATTGGAATACGTCCAAAATTTATATTATTAAAATATTCTTCTTTAATATCTTCTTGGTTGAGTGTTTCTTCAATAGCATTAGAATCTGAATTAATAGTTGTACTGCTACTTGATCGCATAATACGTGTTAATTTTAGATTAAGAGTTAATGGAGAACTATATGTAAGATTACGTAATTTTGCAATATCTGGTCTCATTACTTTAAAACTACCATCGTTTTCATGTATTGTAGGTCTTCCTAAATTATAATTAAGAAAATCAATATGTAGTTCTAATTTATGTTTATTAGCATTTGTATCATATCCAAAATATAATTTACGTGTATTAAATTGTCGAATTATATCACCAATATCCTTTTCAATAAATTGTTTATATGATGAATGTTGATGATTTACTAACTCGCGATTGTTATGTTGAGTTAAAATAGTATCAATAACATCAAATGTATTAGTAAAATAATCAAATGAATTATCAGGAGTTTTAGCACCAGAAATTACATCTTGTTTATTTTTTTGTGTTTCAGCTTTTGCTGTAGCTATTTTACTATCTAATTCAATAACTATTTCACTAGTCGAGCGCATTTCTGGCTTAATATTTTCTTCTTCTTCATTTATAATATTTTCTTCTTCATTTATATCTTCTTTTATTTTTGGTATTTTAAGTTTATCATTTTTAGTTTGTTTTACATGTTTAATTTGTTTATTTTGCTTATTTTTTTTAAGATGCGACATTATTCAAAATTTACAATATTGACTTATATATTCGTGTATGTATTTATAAATATTTTAATTGATTTACAATTTCAATTTTTATAAATAGTATAAAAACATAATAATATACTCAGATATATAATTATAATAACTATGTTTTTAAATTATATTATATTATATTTAATTACTCTAAATATAAATATTATTCTAGATATTTTTGTAATATAAAAATTGATTATTTATAAATAATAATTGATACTTATATCTAGACTAATTTATAAATAATATAGCTTATATAAATAATACAGATAATTATAATGCCTCCTAAAAAAATCACGCGCAGTAGCAATATTAATAATCCAATTACAAATTTAATACAAAAAGATAATATAAATACTCCAATTTCAATTGAATCTAAAAAAAAAAAGAAACATCCCAATAAAATAGATGATTGTATTAAATGTAATAAAGCATTTATTTCAAAATATAGTCCTAGTTTTCCTGGATATATTAATACTTGCACATCTTGTAATGAATTAAGCAATAAACAATTTGATGCTTATGGATGTGATGATGATGAACAAAATACAAATAATAGTTTTGGTTGCTGTGAAAATAATGATGATCCTTTTTCTAATACATTTGATAATTTATTCTTTGCATCTATTATTAGTAAATTAAATAAAATTAATCCTATTGAAAATAGAAATAGTAGTAATAAGAATAAAGATAAAGATAATAATAAGGGAGCTCGAGAGGATGAAGCCCTCATAGATGAAACAGATTTAGAATATGAATGGTTGGGAATAGATATTAAAGATATTGATGACTTAATTAGAATTGGACAAACCTATAATCCTAAAAAGAGAAAGCGTTATAATTTAAATTTGCAATGCATGAATATGTTAGTAGAACCTTTAACAGAACTAAAAAATATGATTGGTATGACCGATGTTAAAAAAATAATATTTGACCAAATTATATATTACCTACAAAGATTAGATGATAAAAATGTTGATATGTTGCATACTGTAATTGTAGGACCACCTGGTGTTGGAAAAACACAGCTCACACATATTATTGCTAAAATATATAATAAATTGGGATTTCTTAAAACTGATAATGTTGTTTGTGCTAAACGTGATGATCTTATTGGTCAATATATAGGTCAAACTGCAGTAAAGACCCGTAAAGTTTTAGATTCTGCATTAGGAGGTGTTTTGCTTTTAGATGAAGTATATGCTCTTAGTCCTAATTCTGAAAAGGATTTTGCGCGTGAAGCTATTGATATGATTAATGTTTATCTTTCCGAACACGCACATGATTTAGTATGTATTATTGCTGGTTATAAGAAACCAACTTATGAAAATTTTCTAGCTCATAATGATGGATTAGCAAGGCGCTTTACTCATCATTTTGAAATTAAAGGATATACTGCAGAGGAACTGGTATTAATTTATAAAAAGTATCTGGAAGAACAAAAATGGAAATTAGGAGCAACTGTTGAAGAAATAACTCCAATAATCGAGAAGAATTTAAAATATTTTCCCAATTTTGGAGGGGATATGACAACTCTATTTGCTTGTTGTAAAAAGACTCATTCGAAGAGATTATTATTAATTCCTACAGAAAAGGAATTAATTGAAACAAAAAAAAAAATTAAATTGGAAGATATTGAAAAAGGTGTGAAAATCTTTATGGAAATTAAGGAAAAAAGCAAATCTGCTGAAAACGATGATATTGATAATTATATGCATATGTATTCGTGAGTTTATAATTTATAAATTATAATTCAATATTAATTTTTATTTATTGTTAATATTTATTATTTATTATGATATTATAGTCATTTTAACTTGTTTTATCGTTGGAAATACTTTTAAATCAACATTATTTATTATTTTAACTAATTCATCATAAATATTTTCATTATAATTGTTTTCAAGTTTTAAATCTGCACCTTTTGACATTAAAAGTTTTAATAGTTCTATTTTTTCAGAAAGACTTTTATTTAATGATGTTGCAAGTCCAATTGCTGCTGTGCTATTATGAGTACCAGGTGACGAGCGCTCATTTATTATAGTTTGCCAATTAATTTCAATACAATTTAATATTTTATTAATAGTTTCACTTTTAGAAAATCTACATGCCACATATAATAGTGTCTGCCCTGCAGCGTTTGTTTGTGCCATACATGTAATAAATTCTGGTGTATAACTATATTCACCACCCATTCGTTGTTCTTTAAATATTATATAAGGTTTCCATTTATCATGTATTTCACCAGCATAATCTGAACCACCTTGAGTTCTTTCATGAATAGGTGTATTCTTATATAATAGTGTAGATAATTCTTCTACACCCCCCCCCCTTCATATTTTTAATATGCTTTTTTGTTTTATTACGAGCATTCTTGCTAGACCTTTTGCTTTTATGAGAATTAGTCATTTATAAAAAATTATATAATAATATAAAATATATTAGAGTTGATATGTTTTTGTTATTCTTATATTTATAAAAGATAAAAAATATAAAAATATAAAAATATATAAGAAAAATATATAAGAAAAATGTATAAGAAACAAATATAATTAATTTTTTATAATAATCTACTTTTTCTTATTAAACGGCAATATTACTGCTAGAATAATATTTAGCAATTAGATATCCAATTATCAAGAGAAACACTATAAGAGTTATACTTCCAATAATAATAGTTGTATTGCTAACTCCAGATGAAGATGTATCAGAAGCTATAGCAGATGCAATAGTAGACATTAATGTAGTTTGTGGTGTAGTATTTGCATTAGTAGTTAATGCTTCAGTAATCTTAGTAGAGTTACGAATTGCATCTGTTTTACATTTGCGAACAACTTCACCATCTTCATCAAAAATAGAAGGATGTAAATCCATAGAAGAACTACTTGACTCAGTATTAGTAACAGTAGGTATTATATTACTTACATTATCAGTAACTGGAATATTAATTTTCTTTGTTGGTTGTGGATTAAAACTGGTAACATCTGGAGATTCGCTAGTACTTATATCATTCGATGATGTTGCTCCAATAGTATATGTAATTCCTGTTGTTTGAGGAACAGTAATCTGATTATTATTACTATTACTATTAATTGAATTATTATAATTTTTTATAACACTAGGTATAGTTTCTTTAGGAAATTTTTTACTTTCTTTATGAAAATATAATTCTTTTTCATCAACAACATCAAGTACTGTATCATCTTCCGGAAGTAATTCTAATTTTATTTTTGTAGTTTTATTTTTAATTTTAACTAATTGTCCTCCATTTGCTAAACATTCATCACTATCTTCATTACCGGTCATATTATCTCCTACACACACAGTATCTAGAATTTCAATTGGTGCCCCTTTTGGAATAGCATCTACACTAATATAACCATTATATTTTTTTGGATTATTTCTAATAATATTATTAAATAACATTGTTTGAATTTCTAATAAAGATTGATGTTCGGCAGTTTTATCTGTTAAATTTTGTTTTACAACACTATTAGTCTTATTTTTACCATTAGTTTTAACATTAGTTTTAACATTAGTATTACTATTACTGAATGCTTCTCTAATTGGTTTAATATCAAAAAATTTCTCGGCTATTTCTGAATCTTGTGTTAATACACCTAAAGCACATTCTTTATTTATTTCTCTATTAATTTGTTTAGAAACTAGTTCTAGAGGTGTAATACCTTCTCTATTTTTTTGTTCGGTGCTAATACCGTGTTCTATTAAAAAATTTATAATTTCGCTTTTACTATTTGGAACTGTATCATCATCTTCTTTATATGAAGGACAATTTTTAATACAATAATTAATTAAATTATTACCTAATTTATCAACTCCTAATATAGAGCTTCCAGAATTATAAAGCATTTTTATAATACGTAAATCACCTGTAGCCATAGCATAAAACATAGGTGTCTCTCCTTTATTATTTGTTAGTGTTAAGTCTACACCTTGTGATAACAGCGCATCAATATTATTTAAATTTTTACTTCTAACAGCAAAATGAAGCGGTGTTTCTTTTAGTTTATTTGTTATATTTAGATTTACTTTTAAAGCAATTAGCATATTTAGAATTTCATTAGGATTTCCATTACTATTATTACTATTTTTACCATTACTTTCACTTGCTATATGAATCATACGATTATTATAAGTATCATTTGTTAGCGGGGCATCAATTTTCTTGTATGTACGTATATATTCTTTAACATATGTAATATTATTTTCCATAATAGCTTGAGTTACTCTAGCATCATCAATATATGTATAGCTATTCATATCTGTGCTTGCATTTTGCATAAGATTATCGAGTGTCAATGTTTCTGCTTGATTACATTGATCTGTAAAACAATCTGTAACTAAATTTGTTGCCAGTTTAATAGTTGGGTCTGAAGTATCAGATATTTTTGCCTTTGTAATTTTACAAATCATATGTGTGGATGGCGCACTCCATCCACTTTCTTTTACATTGGTTGTTGTAGATAATTTTATAGATGTTAAAGTACTTCCTGTATAAATTGGCATTATCATTGGAAATTTCTGTATAAATTTTGTTGTAAAAGCGGCGTCGGGGGATGATGTAGGATCATTTGGGTCACAACATACTCCAATATCACAACCTTTTGCTTTTGAAATACGATATAGTGATGTTTTAATTGTATTCTTATCTTCAGTACTATAATTGCGTTCAGTTTTTGGGTTAATTCCAGTTAAACCATCAATATAAAAAGGACTAATACAATTGCAATTTTTATTAGCTTTTACAGAAGATAGTTTAAGATAAGTATTCATTTTATAAAATACTTAGATAATTATATATTTAATTATATATTTTTCTAGTATTTTTAACTGTTATTTAATATATATTTATCTATTATTTTATAAATATTTATCTATTATTTTATAAATATTTATCTATTATTTTATAAATATTATTAGGTTAAATATTAAATATTAATTAATAAAAACTAAAAGAATATAAATAAATGTAATTTTATAATTGTAACGGTATTTGCGGTGGTGGTGGATATATATTTTGTGTAGGTGGTTGATATTGATTTAATGGAGGTGTTGTTCCAAATGGAGATTGTACTTGTTGTGGTGAAGCACCATATGGATTTTGTTCAACAGGGGCAGGAACACCAAATAGTTGTGGACGAGGTTCTTTCTTAACACATTGACCACGACTAAATAAACAATTTTGTGTTCTACATGAGTCATAATCACCAGAATAAGCATTACATCGCATATTTTCAGGATCTGTAGGTGACAATGGTTGTGTAATAGGTGGAACACTACCTGTTAATAATCCTTGTGTTGCTGTAGCCAACCCAAAATCTCCTGATTGAGCTCCAAAACCTGGCGCAAATACTGGTGCTGGAGGAGGCTTAGGTTTTGCTGCTTCAATTTTAGCATCTTTTTCTGCTTTTGTCATATATAAACTCATCTTTTCTTGTTTTACAGGTTCTATTTTAGATTTAATATCCGGTAAACTATTTTTTCTCTTTTTATCAGCTTTTGATTTATCAGCATTTGAATCATTTAAATCTAATTCAATCATACCTTCTAATATTTTATTAAATGATTTATGTGTTACTTTTTCTGCTCCTTTTGCTGTCCTTTTATTATTAGATTTTTTTGATTTGCTATTAGATTTGTTATTAGATTTTTTAGATTTATGTTTGCTTTTATCTTTTGATTTAAAACTAGAAACACCAGATCTCCTACTACGACTACTATTATTATATTCTACAACTAAACTTTCTCTTTTTAGATTTTTCTTAGCTGCTGAAATAACTTCGTTTAATGCTTTTTTTGTTTCACTTTTACTAATAATATATTCATCATGATTTATTTTACGGCTTTTTTTTATATTGTCGATAGATACAATATTAAGAATAAATGCACTTTTACCAACTTCAACATCCATATATTTAACAAATAAATGTTCTCGACTTGGAAAATATTTAGTTAATATATAGCGAACCTGTTGTAAAATATGTTCTTTACGAAGTGTAGAAGGTGGAACATCGCTTTCTATTAAATAATTTTTAAAGAGAAGTGGATTACTGCGATCAACATGACCTGTTTTAAAATTGTCTTTCATTATAATTTTTGTAAATAATGTTTCCATACCTTTAAAATTTACATAGTCATCTAGAGCTTTTAAATTATTAAGATGGTTTTCATATGCTTTATTATATTTTTTAGTTTTATCATCATAAACTTCATAAGCATTAATTAATGACATTTCGCTGTTTTTTGTCATTCTAATTACATCACCCATACTTTCTTTACCTAGAAATTTTCTTTTTATTCTACCAAAACTAAACTGACCACCATCCATTTGTTTTGTTTCCATATAATATTTCTATTAAATTTGTATTATATTGGTATTATATTTATTAAATTTACATTAGAAATTTATTTAGTTTATTCTATTATAAAAAAATTGAAATTTATATATATATTATATTTTTTATAATATCAAAATATCTTGTTCTAGAAACATAAATATAATTTGTATAATATAATCTGTATAATATAAATGGCTACATTTAATGACTTACTTGAAATTAATAATACAGATATAAGTACAAATATATCTACAAATATAGATAAATGTACAAATAATTCTATTAAACAAAATGTAGAACAAGATAAAATAACATATGAAAACACTAATATCTTATTTACAATTGACAATACATTATCTGAAGAAGATAAACTTGAAAAACAATTACATATAAACATTCAGGGTAGTTATCATAATGAATTTACAGACCTTACTTATTTAGACTCTAGCAAACAATATTCAATTACCAAACCTGTTGGAGAATATATTTTAAAACCACACCAAACTACATCTTTATATTATATGATGCAACTGGAAAAACAGTTTTACAATACTAAAACAGTTGATACAAGATTTGATAAAACGATTAATGATAGAGAAGATAATATATCAAATCATTACACTAATGTCGGTATTTTATGTGATAAAGTTGGTGCTGGTAAATCATATTCTATTATGGGATTATTAAGTGAATCTAAAGATTTGGAATCAAAATATTTACAAATACGCAATAGCAATTACGGTTCACATAATATTACTGTAAAGAAAATGAATAAGTTAAATACTAATATATTGCTGGTTCCACATAGTCTAATAGCACAATGGTCTAAATATCTAGAAAAAAGCGGATTAAAATATAAAGTAATACAAAAGGCTAAGGACATCTATGATTTAGGAGATGATAGTTGCAAATTTAAAACGGTTATTGAAAAAGCAAAATCTGCTAAAGAAAAAAAAGCATCTAAAGCAGTAAAGAAACCTAAGACAAAAGCTACATTAGAGACTGTTGCTAGTCTAGATACAGAAACCGTTACTAAACCTAAAAAGAAAATTACTTTAAGAAAGAAAGGAAAGGTTGAAGCAGTTGCTGAAACAGTTGCTGAAGATGATACTGAATCAGTAGAAGCTGATGTTGAATCAATTGAAGATGATACTGTGTCTATCCCTGAAGAAAAGCCATTTAATCTTAAAGAAGCTGAAGCTGAAATATTACGTATTAAAACGGTTGATATGCATCCATTGAACATACAACGCAATGTGTTATATAATAAACGACAACATTTAATTAATAATTTTAATGGTAATTTTGCTCTCAATCAAGTAAGTTATCAAAGTTTGTATAATAATCCAGCATACAAAAAAACTGAGGCAGACCTTAATGAAGTTGCTAATCAAACTAAATTATTAAATGATAAAATTTCTATTATTAATGAAACTATACATAAAAATAAAGTTTTAAATGGAAAACTAAGCGCTAATGAAATTACATCGATGAATTTTGCATTTTTACATCACGAATCAACACATAATTCTTATCTTACTGAAACAAATAAAGATTTTCTAAAATATTTCGGTCATATAAATAAAACTTATGTTGAATCTTTAGATGTAATTCTAGTTAGTGATACCCAATATAATCATATGGCATTATTCTTTACTCGTGATAATTATACTGTAAATCGCATAATAGTCGATGAATGTAATTCAATTAAAGGTTCGCAACTGGTGAAGATTGAAAGCGTTTTTAAATGGTTTATTACTAGTTCAATTAGTAGTATTATGACGTGTGATGGTTGGTTGAAAAAAGAAATTACAAGTCCACAAGGATATTCTTCTTATACTAGAGAAAAAAGTATTATGTCAACTGGCTTTATATTTGATAATATTAGTGAAATTTATAGAAATATCAAAGAAAATTTCAAAATATTTCTAATTAATAATCCCGAATATGTAGAGCAATCAACACAACTCCCAGAAATGCTAACATATATAATTATTTGTAAAAACAATGTAAGTATTCAAGTTCTAGCAGGTATTGTATCTTACGATATTATGAATATGCTTTTCGCAGGAGATATTGATGGTATTGTTTCTAAATTGGACGTTGTAGTAGGAGATGAAACTAATATTATTGCGATAGTAACTCAAAAATATAAGGATGAACTAAATTGTAAAGAATATGAATTAAAGACTTCGTTAGCAAATCCAAAATATAAGGCTGATGCTGAAACTATTGGTGTTATTAATAGAAGACACGCAATTGCAGATTTAAAACATAAGATAGCTTGTATTGAAGAGCGAGTTAAGACTGTAGAAAGTTGCCCTATATGCTTCGATGATTTTACTAATCCTTGTATTACACCTTGTTGTAATAATAAGTTTTGCTTTGATTGTATGACTATGGCTCTGAATAATAAAAATAGTTGTCCTAGTTGTAGAGCTGAATTGTCAGTTTTTAAGCTAATGTTACTTTCTAATAAGAAAAAGGAGATTGGTTTAGATGTAGATAGTAAGACTACAAAAACTAAAGCAATCGAGCAAGATCCTATGACTATGTCATATCCTCAGCATATCGAATTACTTAAGACTAAATCAATAGATTTTACTAAATATGAAAATATGGATAAAATATTTGAACTAAATAGTAAAAATGATGTTAAAAAATATCTCATATTTACTGAATATGAAAGCACACTAAATACTAAAATTACAAGTATGCTTGATAAATGGGAACTAACATATGGTAGAATTAAAGGCACTACTGCTACAATTACAAAGCAAATTGAAAATTATAAAAAAGGTAATACAAATGTATTGCTAATTAATTCGAAATTCTTTGGAAGTGGTATGAATCTAGAGAATACTAGCGATATTATAATTATACATAAAATGCAGGGTGATATTGAGATGCAAGCTATTGGAAGGGCACATCGCTTTGGACGTGTAGAAAATCTACGTGTTTGGAAGTTATATTATGAAAATGAGAAGTAAATTAGTATGTATTGTGTATTGTGTGTAATTTTATATATAAGATATTACGTAAAGCATTATTAATACTTAATAGTTAATAATTAATATTTCATTATTAATACTTTTTTTATAGTTTTTATATAAATATAATTGTTGTATAAAAATTGAATTAAATAATACAAATAATAATTAATATTAACTCTAGATATATATATATTTATAATTACTTTTATATAAAATTTATAATAAATAATATTAACTCTAGATACATATAAAATGGAAACACCACAAATAAAAAGAAAAACTATTACAACTATTAAAAAAAATATTATAAGAAAAAAGAAAGATGAAAAGGAATGTGAAAATATAGTTGAAGAAACAACTATTAATCCTGTTCCAGAACATATTAATTGCACTTTTCAAAATGATAATTATATAATAAATTATTATAAATCTAATAGTTTAGTAGCTGATTTCTTAATTAGAAATGCTTATGCTGCTATGAAATCTGGTAGATGCGATACTATTTTTGAACCCATACCTGATACTTGGAAACCTACTAATAGTGAAACAAAATCAAATGCTGAATTATTAAAAGTATTGATAATATCAGCTAAAAAGAAGGAATTAAATATTATTGATAATGTTGATTCTATATTTGAATTTATAAAAAGTTCATATAATGATTTAGAATTACTTGATAAAATGGGACAAAATACATATGGACTTGTTAAGTTTATTCTAGCTAGTAATCAAATTATGATTAAATCTCATAGTTTACTTACTTCAAGTGATTCAATTATAATAAATAATCCAATTCCTAATACGGTGAACACTATTACAGCAGATACTATCTTATCTAGTATCCAACAATTTAAAATTATTCATACCCCATTAATAGAGGATAAGTTAAAGGATAAACAAACATCATTCTTATATCATGGAAGCCCATATGAAAACTGGTATTCTATTATGAGAAATGGATTAAAGATAGGTTCTAAAAATAAATATTTTCTGAATGGTGCTTCATATGGAAATGGTATTTATCTTTCTAATAATATTCATACTTCATTAGGATATACTGCTTCTAGAAATGGTTATATACATAAAGATAAAGATGTTAAAATTTTGGCAATTTTTGAAGTTATTGATAATCCTAAATGGCACAAGGGTAATACTATATTTGTTGTAGATGACGAAGATGCATTATTACTGAGATATCTTTTAGTATTTAATAATGATTGTAAATATGACAATGCTAATAATACTATCAATGCTGGAATATTTAATGCTATTAATATAAAGTTAAATAAAGGCGGTATACAAGTTCAAGAAAAGAAAGCCGAAGCAATTGAAAAAAAGAATATTGTATCAATCCACAATAAGCGTCTAATGAAAGAATACCAAAATATAATGAAACAACCTATTGCGAGTCTTGGATTTTCTGTAAAATTGGCTGAAGAAGATAATCTAAGTAAATGGATGATTAATATATTTAAACCGGAAAATGAAAAATTAGAAAAACAAATGAAGCAATTAAATATAGATGCTATTGAAATTGAAATTACTTTTAAAGAGAATTATCCAATTGCTCCTCCTTTCATTAGAATTGTATATCCACATTTTAAATTTCATTCGGGACACATAACTGTGGGAGGAAGTTTATGTATGGAAATGCTGACTAATCAAGGATGGATGCCAACATTTAATATTGAAAATGTTATAACACAGATTAAATTGGCAATTAGTGATGGTGGAGGGGAAATAGATGAGGATAATTATAAGAAGCGATATACTATGAATGAGGCGGTTGATTCTTTTAAAAGGGTTCTAGCTTCACATGGGTGGGTTTAATTAAGATTAAATATTTTTTTAAATTAAGATTATTATATATTTTTATATTAATTATTTTTTATATATTAAAATTTATTTTTATATTGCTAATTATTAATATAACTATTAATAATAATAATATCATTGTAATAAATGGTAGTTTCTAAAAGAAATAAAAGTGTTAAACAATTAAAGAGAAATGGTATTAAAAAAAGAAACGAAACTAAACAAGTTATTAATAATTATAAAAAGCGGACACAGAAGGGTGGTGGAGATATTCGAATTAATTTAGCTAAAATAGTTAATATACCAAATCGGGTATCTCTAAATATTTCAACTAGTGATAATTCTGTAGAATTTCGAGTAAATAGTACAAAATTTATTAAACAAATATTTCCTCAATTATCTGCCATACCATCTATTGTAATACCATCAAAAATTATAATTAAATTTACAAATAAAAATGGTGTAATAACTGCTGATTTTAATCTACCTATAGGTCATTTAATAATTAATAATGCTAATGATATACGATATACTGTAATGGGTAAAAATACAAATATTATACCTAAAACAGATTACTCTACTATTTTTAAGATTATACAACAATTAAATGATTATTTAGAACTTATTAAACAGAATAATACAAAACATGAGTTAACCTTTATTTTTTACACAATTATGAAAAAAATTATTGAGGCGAACCCAACAAATATTTTATATGAACTATCAAATATATTACAGTCTAGTTTTAATGACATTAAAAATAGTACTAATAAAACTATACCAGCCCCTTTGGATTTTAGCTCAATTTTAAAATTATTTTCAATAGCTAACTCTGCTTCTTTACCAGCTATAGAATCTCCGTCACTTGGAAAAGGATTAAATCGTCGTCCTTCATCTCCACCTAAAGCTCCTCCTTCTCCACCTAAAACTTCTCCTCCTCCTCCTTCACCTAAAGCTTCTCCTCCTTCTCCACCTAAAGCTCCTTCTCCTCATAATCTAAACAAAGCTGCTAAAAAAATTGCTAATGAAGCTGCTAAAAAAATTGCTAATGAAGCTGCTAAAAAAATTGCTAATGAAGTTGATGCTAAACTAAAAGCTGAAGAAGAAGCTGCTGCTAAAAAAATTGCTAATGAAGCTGCTGCTGCTGCTAAACTAAAAGCTGAAGAAGAAGCTGCTGCTGCTGCTAAAAAAATTGCAAATGAAGCTGCTGCTGCTGTTAATACATTAAAAAATAATAATAAAAGTACAAAACTACCGGCAACAAGTTCATCACAAGCAACTACAAATTTATCAACAACACCAACTACAAACACACCAACTACAAACACACCAACTACACCAACTACAAACACACCAACTACACCAACTACAAACACACCAACTACACCAACTACAAACACACCAGCTACACCAACTACAAACACACCAACTACAAACACACCAGCTACACCAACTACAAACACACCAACTACAAATGCAAATTTATCAACATCAAACACACCAACTACACCAACTACAAACACAAATTTATCAACATCAAACACAAACTCACCAGGAACAACTACTAGTTCATCACTACCAGAAACTAGTACAAATTCATCAACAACAACTACACCAACAGAAGCAAATGTAACACCAGAACAAAATCTAAATGCAAATGTAACACCAGAACCAAATCTAAATGTTACACCACAAGAAACAATTACAAATACACCATTAGAAAGTACAAATACATCACCTGTAAATTTAAATACAAATACACCAGCAAATCTAAATGAAAATGTTACACAAGAAACAACAAATACACAAGCAGTAGAAGAAGAAGCAACAGAAGAAGAAGCAACAGAAGAAGCAACAGAAGAAGCAACAGAAGAAGAAGCAACAGAAGCAGCTACTGGTGGTAAAAGAAAACTACGGAGAAAATCTAATAAGAAACCTAAATCTAAAAAATCCAAACAAAATAAAATGTCCAAAAAACATAAAAATATTAAGAAAATGAAAAAATCTAATAAAAATAACAACAATTATAAATACAATTATAACAAAAAACATAAAAAAACTAAAACTTCTAAATCTAAAAAGATTAATAGAAAACACTAACAATGATCACATTTATAAGGAAGTTGAAAATCTGACGTTGGTTCTTGTGATGATATAATTAATTCATTTTCATCTTCTTCACTAGATAATTCATTCTCTTTAACAAGTTCATTAGAATTATTACCTACAATATTTTTATTCTTTTTGTTCTTCTTTTTGTTCTTTTTCTTCTTATTACTAGTGTTTGTTTGCTCTGTTTGTGTAAGTGAAGATGAAGTAGGTGTAGTAGGTGCAGGTGTTGGATTTTTATTTTTATCTTCCAGTGCCTTTTTTTGTGCAACTTCTTTTTCCATTTGTGCCCTCATTATTTGAGCGTCCTTATTTAATACATCCACCTCACCTACCGTAATTCCCAAACATCCTTTATAATCAATAATACCAGTATGATTTAGATTAGTATTTAAATCTAACCATAATTCACCTCCAATATCAATCCATCGCTTACAAAATAAATAGTCCTCGCTTAAATATACTTTACTAACTGGGTCAATAGCACATTCAAATAAAGCATAAAAGTAATCATTCATATTATTTTGTCCGTATCCGGCAACATTATTCCTATATTTAGTATCTGGAAATTTAGACATCATCTTCTTAATAACGGAGCGCTTAATCATCATAAATCCGGTTCCAATATCTTTTACTGATGCCATACCATTTTCTAATTTAATAACTACATTTGTCCCTTCCTGATGATAAATAGGATTAAAAACATAATCTAGAGATTTAGCCATTAATTCATCATCAGATAGATTAGGATTCTTAACTGAATGATGCTTAATCTTATCCCAATTAAAACATTTCTTAGGATAACAGCCACCACTCAATTCTTTATTACTTAAAAGCAATTTAACAATACTAACCCAACTAAAAGTAATATCAGCATCAATAAACATAAGATGAGTAGCACCTTCATCTGACATAAATTTAGCTACGATGCCATTGCGGGCGCGCTGAATTAGGCTTTCATTACCGATTGTCATTACTTCGAATGGAATATTAAGACGTGTAAAATTAACTGCTAAATCTAATATACTTTGGAAATAACCATTATGTAGCATACCACCAAAACAAGGTGTTGCAATAACTAATTTAACTGTATTTTTAGATAAATAATTTCTAACAGCCATACCTATCTGCTCTAATTGATTATTCATTTTTGGTTATTATTTAAGTAGTATTTTCAAATGTGTATCTAGATATAATAATATATTTCTATTATTTTATGTAAAACATTTTATCTTTAAGTAGTTTTATTATTTGGATTATTATTATTTGAATTATTATTATTTGAATTATTATTTTATTTACATTCATTTGTTTGAGTAGTAGCTGTTTTAAATATAGAATGTAATGTTTTATCTTCAAAACAAGCAGTTCCTCCACCTCGTGAATATTGTGTTTTCATTCTATTAATATCACCCATACATATAATATTTTTATTTTCTGTAATAGCCCATTTACTATGGTCTTGTGTTTCAGACCAGCTGTTAGAACTATATATTTTACTATCTATATCATCATTATCTATTACAAAATCAAGATATTTTACATCTAATGTATCATATTTATATAGTGGACAACTTGGTCCTATAGAGCTACCTCTTATCCAGCTTTCAACCCAAAGAGTGTCTTCTTGTGATGGTGTTACACATTCAGAATAAAGATCATTGTTCCATTCTGCTGATTTAGCATATAATGTAAATTTTGTGCCTTTTTGTGTTTCTAAATATGTTAATTCACATGATTTTACTTTAGAATATTCACCGTCTATTAATCTTTTTATATTTTCATATTTATATATATTTTTATATATATTTTTGTTTATATCTTCATTTTCATCTATTATAAGTTTATAATCATATATTTGCGGTTTATTTAATAAGAATTTACTAGCCATATTATTAATGGTATCTGCACTTACACTTAAACATAATGCATTTTGAGCATATGTAAAAGCATTACTACCTAGACCTATATATTCATTAGTTTGCTTTGGTCCTAAAGGAAATAAAGGTATAGAATGCGTTATCCAAAATCCATTATCATTTGTTTCATCAAAAGCAAATAAACCTTTAGTGTGCCCGTAATTAGTAGCTGAATTTTCTTGTAATAAATCATTATATAACTCATTATATAAATCATTATAATATGTATTTAATTTTGGTATCTGGTCATTATATATTACATAATTTGTGTTGCTAGACCATAATTGTTTAATAGTATAAGCAAGCGCTCCAGACAAAGTATTATTCAAAGAATTAGGTGAAATATTAAAAATATTATCATATGAATCATAATAAAAATATTCTGTTCCCTTTGGCTTTTTTATAATGAGCCAAGAATCTACTGGTTTTCCTACGTCATTAATACATTCAAAAGCAGACGATAGTAGTGATAGTGATGAAAATAATAATGATGCTAGATATAAAACGAAGCGCACCATTTTAATTAACTTTGTATTTTTACATATTTTGCTTTTATGTTTTAATTTTTACAAATTGTAAATTAATTATATATAAAAACTTAATACTATAAAGATTTAAAAGTAATACTGTATCTAGATACAAGTTTATATTATAACTTATAACTTATAATTTATAATTTAATAAAAAATGAGTAATAATCTGATACCTTATAATATTGTTTTACCAGACATGTTAGTTAGTGAAAATTCTAGTGAAATAGCTACTATAAATAATATGATTCTAGATACTATATCTAGTAATAATAGTCTAAATATATTAAATATATCTAATGTTCCAACTATAAATTATAAACAAATTAATCCTAATAAAGTTTCTATTTGTCTTAATATGATTGTTCGCAATGAATCTCGTATTATTAAGCGTTTATTACAATCGGTCCTTCCGATTATTGATACGTATGTAATTTGTGATACTGGTTCTACTGATGATACATCTAATATTATTAAATCTTTCTTCGATGAAAATCTAATTCCTGGTGAAGTAATTACTGAACCTTTTAAGAATTTTGGATATAATAGGACATTTGCTTTAAAGGCGGCGCGTGGAAAAGCTACATATGCTTTGCTTCTAGATGCTGATATGATTTTTAAAGTTGAGTCTTCATTTGATAAGCAGGCTCTAAAAAGTAGCGCTTATCAGATAATTCAAAAGGGAGGTAATCTTTCATATCATAATACTCGCTTAATACGTCTTGATATCGATGCTAAATGTTTGGGTCCTACCCACGAATACTATGATTTACCACCAGGTTCTCATAATGAGAAATTAGATAGTCTTTGGATTGATGATATTGGTGATGGTGGAAGTAAGGGAGATAAGTTTGAACGTGATATTCGCCTATTGAAACAGGGTATCGAAGAAGAACCAGCTAATGGGCGCTATTATTTTTACCTGGCGAATTCCTATTTTAATTGTGGGAGAAATAATGAATGTATTCAATATTATGAAAAGCGCATTGAATTAGGAGGGTGGAGTGAAGAAATATTTTATTCACACTTAAATTTAGGACATGCTTATATGAAAGCTGGTAATCCAGAAAAGGCATTATTTATCTGGATGAATGGATATAATACACATCCAGTTAGAAGCGAAACTATTTATGAAATTTGTAAATACTATAGGGAAAAAGGAAAAAATAAAATAGCAATGGCTTTCTGTATGTTAGGAAAGAATATTCCTTATCCTAAAAATGATACTCTGTTTATCCATACTGATGTATATGAAACAGGTTTTGATTATGAATTGAGTATTCTAGGTTATTATAATAATTACCAGGATATGCATAAAGTTTGTTGTAGACTAATGAATAAGAGCGGACAAAGCTATAATAATTTACTTTCTAATTATAAATTTTATACTCCTAAATTAAAATCATATTTAATTAAAAAAATTAGTATTGAAGATAGTATTACAAAAGATAATATAAATGTGTGTGGAACTGAATACAAAATGAATGGTTCTAATCCTTGTATTTTTAAGGTAGGGAATGGAAAAGGAGATAGGAATGGAGATAGGAATGGCGATGGAAAAGAAGATAGTAATGGTTCTAGATATATGTTAAATATTAGATTTGTTAATTATTTTTTAAATAATAATGGTTCTTATCATTTTCCAGTAAATGATGGTAAAATTGTAACTGTTAATAAAATATATAATCTAGATGAAGAATTAAATATTATTGGAAATCCTAGAGTTTTGATACCAGAATCTAATGAATTACGATATGTAGGTATGGAAGATATGAAACCTTATTATAATTTTTATAGTAATAATAATATAAATAATACAGGAATTAGTAATGATATGAATATTTCATTTCTAGGAACTTGTCAAAATCCTATTACTAAAAATATTTCAATGGGATATGGTGAATTGGATCTAGAAGCTAATACTTCTTCTATGTCATATTCTGTTGTTAATACGGTATATAATAAAGATTGTGAAAAGAATTGGGTTTTCTACGGTGATAATAATGTTATTTATCAATGGAATCCTTTAACTATTGGTAAAATTATTAAGCGGGTTGAAGTGACTGATGAAAATAAAAAAGAAGAATTAAAAAAAGAAAAACTATTTTTAGAAATTGTAAAACAAACACCTACACCGTCGTTTTTTCAGCAGGTGCGAGGGTCTTCCAATGGGTATGAATATCAAGATGAAATGTGGTTCCTTTGTCACGTTGTGGAATATTGCCAGCCTCGCGAATATTATCACTTCTTTGCTGTATTTAATAAAGACACTATGGAATTAAAGCGGTGGTCTCATCTATTTAAATTCGATGGTGAAAAGATTGAATATGCTTTGGGTTTAATAGTGGAAGAAAAACGTATTATTGTTTCTTATAGCAAATGGGATAGAGAACCATCTGTAGGTGTTTATGATAAATTTAAGATTGAGATGGAAATGTTTTAGGATGTAATAAAATTGAAATAATTAGGTAAATATAAAAACAAATATAAATATGTATAAAATACAACAAACTATGAATATAACAAACTATAAATATAAATATAAATATAAATATAAATACTGTATCTAGATACATAATAAAAAATGGATAAGCAAAAAACTATAAATAAATCTGATATTATAAAGTTAGTAGAATTTTGTAATACTATGACATCATCAACTAGTAATAGTAATAATAGTAAAGGTAAAGTGGTTCACGAAACAGAGTGTATAATGACTAAATATCCATATTATGATCTAAATTGTGGGTGCTTTAGACATAATCCTTATGTAGTTCACGGTAAATGGTTTTTTGAGAAATAAATAAAATAAAACAAATAATAATAATAAAATAAATAGTATATATTTATATATTTTAAGTTCTAGATGTATAATTTTTTTATTATTAGATTAATAAATATAATAAAATTTATAATATAATTAAAATGCCTGGTGATATTCCGTCATTTCTGCTTATAAATTTGAAATATACACCACCGCCTCAAAAAAATATAAATATTAATAATACCAATACAAATATCAATACAAATTATAATATTTTTGAAAATACATATACACTTGGAACAATATCATTATCTGATGGCACTTTCTTATATACAAAAGGTAAAAATATTAAATCAATATCTGGCAACAAAATAGTTTTTGATACATATGATTATACAAAAAAATTATTTGATAGAGATGAGAAAAAAGGTATTATTGTAAAAGGTAATCCTTTTTTAGATGATAATGGAAACTCATTATATTATAGTAAAAATATAAAACAATTAATAAAGGAAGGATATTCAAAAGAATGGAAGATTGTTGAAATAGAATAAGAATAGATTTAATTTTTTTGATTAAATATTTTTTATTATATTTTTATATTGCTTTTAATTATTTACTTAACTTAGTTCTTAAATACTAAAATACCCCACTACCTGTATTCAATACTTGCCAAGCATCAACACCATCTGCCAAATATATTAATGAAGAACTTTGCCCTACAGTTGTAAAATTTAATCCTGATACATAACCCGTTCCTACAATAACTCCATTACTACCAAAATCTACTAATACACTAATTATATTGGAACTTTTATTATTGTATATAATATTGAGTTTCTGTCCATCTAGACCTGCTCCTACATTAGCCCAATATGTTCCTGTTGATGTAGCACTGTTAAAATCAAAAAGGATAGTATCACTAGTAATTGGAACAATCCAAATATTAGATGGTGAATATCCACCTGGTTTTGCGCTGGTTCTATAAACACTATTTTGAACGAATCCGCTAATAACTAATGAATCGGAATTAGCATATATATTACCTAATGATGCATTTAGTTGAATATCACCTGTTCCAGTTGTATTAATATTTAAACCTATGTCTGTTGATATAGTACTTGTAGCTGTTATTGATGGGATGCTAAATGAATCGGCATTATCTATTTCAATATAATTAACTGCTCCTGATATGGTTGAATTATTATTTAAAACTAATAAATTATTATCATTAATAGTTGAATTAGAATAAGCAAATGTTGCAGAACTATTATTAAAATTTATGTGATAATTTCCAGCATTTAAATCACCTCCCAAAGTTGGATTAATATCATTTAGTATTGATAGATTTGAATTAACATATAAGTTTGAAGTAGCATTATATGTAATATATTGATTATTAAGAAGTGGATTAGTATTAACATCTACATCTATTAATTCACTAAACTGGTCATGTGTTGTAATATCTACTAAATCTATCCAACCCGTATCATAATTTTTAAATTGAACTGTATTATTGGAACTATATCTAAGTCCTACTCCAGATGAACCTTGATTACTATTAGGTATTGTACCATTATGAAAATTTATATAACCACCAGTAACTATAATATTTGATAACTCTAGAGGATGATATATTAAAATATTTTCTAATTCACTTAAAATATTTTGTGTACTAATTATTAAATCACCATTGAAATATAATGAAGGTATTGTAGTTAATAAACTATTTACATTTAATGGATAAAAACTGCCAGAATTAATACTATTAATATCTTTCATATAAATGCTTGCATTTATATTATCATTTGTATTATTTGTTGAAGTTGCAGATTTTGGTATTATAATTGAATTGTTTATAGTTATATTGCTTAATAGGTCATTTGATGTTAAAGCATTTATAGTTAATATATTTAAGTTTGCTTGATTTAATGTAGACATTTTGGGAGTTATTATATTATTATATATTGATATATATTGTTATTTTATATGTATTTTTTATATTATTATATTTATTTTTATAAGGATTTTAATTGTTATTTTTATAAGGATTTTAATTGTTATTTTTATAAGGATTTTATATGTTATTTTCTATATTTTTATGACATTTGTTTTTAATAGTTCATACTTAGATTATATTAATTAATATTTCCTAAACCAAAAATATTTGCACTAGTACAAGTTACACCTGTTATAGCTGACACTACAGAACCCCATACATTACTAGTATATGTACCAGCGGATAATACTGATTCTGTTCTTTGTTGTAATGATAAATTATAGTATCCTCCTGTTATAGCAATACTAATATTACTTGTATTACTAAGTACTCCATTTAAAATTGAATATACACTAATAATACCTGAAGATATACTAGTAGTATTAAAATTTAAATTTGCATTAATCCAAATATTTCCTGAAATACTAGTTGTTACTGTAACATTAGGACTTAATTGCTGTGGTGTTGTTGTTAATGCTACCAAAGATGGGTTTAATGTTGTTGAATAAAGAGATGTAGGTGTAGGTATTGTACCAGTAGGACCTGTGTTTCCGGTAGGACCTGTGTTTCCGGTAGGACCTGTATTTCCGGTTGGTCCCGTATTTCCAGTAGGTCCCGTATTACCAGTAGGACCAGTATAACCAGTCAACAATACACCATATGTAATTTCTTTAGTGGTTGAATCATAATAAAGAGAAGATGGACCAGTTGCATTTCTAATTGGTGCCACATAAAATGAATTAGTTTGACCAGTATTTCCATTTAATACAATACCAGACTGTGCATTTATAATAATAGTATTATCTGATTGATTTGTATAACCAGCATTATTTCCAATTGATACTGAATTATTACCTTGTGTAGTAAAACCTGCGTAAGAACCAATAGCTATAGAATTAAAGCCTTGATTTGTAAAACCTGAAGTATTTCCAATAGCTATAGAAGAAAGACCTTGATTTGTATAACCTGTTTGATTACCAATTGATACTGAAGTATTACCTTGTGTAGTTAAACCTGATAAATATCCAACAGCCACTGCATTAATACCTTGATTATTATTACCTGAACTAACACCAATAGCTACTGAATTAATACCTTGTGTAGTAAAACCTGAATTGCTACCAATAGCTACTGAATAATCACCTTGAGTAGTAAAACCTGAATTATTACCAAAAGCTACAGAATAAAGACCTTGATTAATATAACCTGACTGATTTCCAATTGATATTGCATTATTACTTTGAGTAATTTGACCTGCTTGATTACCAATAGCTACAGAATAAAGACCTTGGTTATTATTACCTGCATTATTACCAATAGCTACTGAAGAAATACCTTGATTAGTATTACCTGAACTATTACCAATAGATACTGAATTATTACCTTGGGTAGTAAAACCTGATAAATATCCAATAGCTACAGAAGAAAGTCCTTGATTAGTATAAGCTGTTAAATTGCCAATTGCTACTGAATTCTGCGATTGATTAGTATAACCTGCTATATTTCCAATAGCTACTGAATTCTGCGATTGATTAGAATTACCTGCACTATAACCCATAGCTACTGAATAAAGTCCTTGATTTGTATTACCTGATAGCAGACCAATTGCAACAGGATTTACATTTGTATTAAATGTACCTATTGGTCCAGTATTTCCAGTATATCCAGTAGCACCAGTATTACTTGCATAACCAGGAATACCTTGTAAACCTGTATAACCAGTTGGTCCAGTATAACCAGTATTTCCAGTATCTCCAGTATCTCCAGTTGGTCCGGTATCACCAGTATCTCCAGTATGACCCGTATTACCAGTAGGACCTGTAGTTCCAGTACATCCTGTAGGACCAGTAAAACCAGTAGGACCAGTAAATAAAGTACTAAACTTTAATAATACATCATTTCCATTTACAGTATCAATTAACATAGGTTGTCCAGCAATTCCAGTTGTAGGTGGTAATACTAAATTATAACTTGTTGCAGCGACATTAGAACTAGCTGACATAACAACTGAATTACCATTAATACTATTAAAACTTACACCATCTCCTTTAGGTAATTGAATAGAAGCATTAAAATAAGAATTATGATAAGACATTTTATATTATTTAGTAATTAATATTATTATTAAAATAGTATTAGATAGTATTAGATAGTATTAGATAGTTTTATATAATATCTTTTTATATTACTATTCTACTATTATTATATAATAAAAAGGATTATATTTATAAATATTTACTCGTATATTTTTATATATTTAAAAATTGTAAATTATAAATTACAAGAAAAATATAAAAACTAAATATTATTATAAACATAATTCTAAAGTCTAGATACAATATGGGTATTACACAATCAACATCTAAAAATAGTGAAGCAGTAGCAGTAATAGATTCAGGTAAAATCAAAGGTGTAGTATTATTTACACAAAAGGATGATTATGTTCGCATTAAAGTTGATGTTAAAGGATTAAAACATAACCATAAGCATGGATTTCACATTCATGAATCAGGTGATTTACGAGAAGGTTGCAAGTCTTGTTGTGCACACTACAATCCAACTGATGCCGAACATGGAGGTCTAGATGATGAAAATAGTCACGTAGGTGATTTAGGTAATATTACTACTGATAAAGATGGTAATTGTGAAATGAGTATGAAATCTAATAAATTTATTGTTGATGATATACTAGGACGTTCTATTATAATACACGAAGATGAAGATGATTTGGGTAAAGGGGGATTTGAAGATTCTAAGACAACGGGACATAGTGGTGCTAGAATTGCTTGTTCTATAATTGGAATAAGTAGCGAGGGCTTCAGCCCCTCGCGCTCCCTTGTGCGAAAATAGAAATTAGCAAAAGATGGAATTTGTAAGTGAGTCTAGATAGATTATATGATTATATAAATATAAAAATAAAAAATTGAATTTATTAGTTTATAAAAAAGATAATACTAAAAATAAAAAATTGAATTTATTAGTTTATAAAAAAGATAATACTAAAAATAAGAAAATTAATATTTCATATATTTATTATCTAGATAAATAATTAATAAAAATGGAATCAGTTGGTGAATATGAGGAAAGGAAAGAAAGTGAAATAAGTGAAATTCAAAATCTATGTATTACGTGTAAAAGAGATATGGGTCTTGATAATCCGCGTCAATTATGTGGAAAATTTAAATGCGATTATATAGAATATATGAGTGAAGATGAAATAGATACAGATAAGGAAAAACAAAATACAATAGACACTGGGTCACAAGATATTGAAACCCTAGATGAAGCCCCTTTAACATATGAAGAACAATATGAAGAAATTTTTAAAAATTTTACACCTGAATTTTATGATTGGGCAAAAGAACATTTTTTAGATAAATGTGCTTCAGGTGATTATTATATACATGATCTGTTAGATGAATTAAATTTAATATGTAATAAAAATATAATTCCAGATACAACTATGAAAATTAAATATTATATTGGTACACTTCACTATTTTTATAAAACTCTATATACTAAAGGCGAAAAACCAGATCCTTTATGGGCTGACTAAATGAATAAAGTGGATAAAATAGATTTAATATATGAAAAATTGATTTTTTTTGCATTATTTAATATTTAATATTTATTATTAATACATTAACATAGTCTTATATTTGCATTATATATTGCAAATTTGTAAATTTTACCAATATGGGTAAAGTCTCATTCTTTATTGGAGATGATACAACGACACCATTAAATCTTAGTACAATACAAAAACCAATTTTACGATTTGATAAAGTATATAATATTAATTCTACTAGTAATAAAAATTTTATATATAAAGAAGAATCACAACATAGTTCTATTACTTTTATAGGTATTGAAAAAATATTTAGTTATTGGAAAAAGTTATTTTAGATTATTTTATTATTTTTATTTTATTTTTTCTAAATATTATTCTAATATGTATCTAGATACAAATATATATTTATAATTATTTTATATAATAAAAACATAACAATATGTCATCTTCAAATAATAAAAATAATGATACTAGTGGATTATGTAAATATAAAAACATTTTTGGTGAAGTAGGAACTGGGCTTCATAGTATTCGTATATTTAATATAGCTATATTTGATGTTGTATCTACTATTCTAGTTGGTATTGTAATTCATATAATTCTAGAACAATATTTTAATATCTATATTAGATTATGGGTATTATTAATATTTCTGTTTGCATTGGGTATTTTCTTACATCGTTTGTTTTGCGTTAGAACTACTGTGGATAAGTTTTTATTTAGCGGGAATTAATATTGTATTAAATCTATAAAGTTATTAATACTATATGGTTTATATTTTTAATTATTAATATTAAATTGCAATTATTTCAACTTAAAAATATAAAATTTATATATAGTATATTGCAAATATGGCGGTAATTAGTGATATTGTAGGTGCGAGTGCTGTTAGTGAAGTTGCTTCTGATGTAGAAGAATGGAGAAAGATTAAGGATTATCCTAATTATGAGGTTAGTTCTTTGGGAAGGGTTAGAAACATAATAACTAATAAAATATTAAAAGGTTCAAAAGATTGTGCTGGTTATTTACGAGTAGGTCTTACTAATAAAATCCATATGAAAACTTTAAAAATTCATATTTTAGTTGGTAAAGCTTTTCATTCTAATTTACATAACAAAAAAGAAATTAATCATTTAGGTTCTAAAGATGATAATAGAGCTTGTATGTTGGAATGGGCAACACATCAGGAAAATTGTATTCATGCTACAAAATATATTACAAACTATAAAACTACAGCAGTTCATAAAATAGATATTAAAAATAATGAAATAATTAAAACTTATACTAAAATTAGTGATGTAGTTAAAGATGGATTTATGCAATCATTGGTTCGTGCCTGTATAAATAATAAAAGAAAAACTCATAAAAATTTTATATGGAAAAGAGTTATTGAAAATGTTTTACAAACTGAAATTAATTATCCTAATGAAATATGGTTTTCATTAAAAGATTCTATCTATACTGAAATAAAAAATTTTAAAAATTATAAAGTATCTAATTTAGGAAGAGTCAAAGGTTATAAAGATAAATTATTAGTTCCAAATACATCAAGTGGTAGAAGTGTAATACAATTAATAAATGGTTCTGAAACTAAATATATGAAAGTCCATCGTATGGTATTAATGGCAAGTAATACTCCTAATCCTGAAAATAAACCAGAAGTAGACCATATTGATTCAAATCCTAAAAATCATCATTTAAATAATTTAAGATGGGCTACAAAAGAAGAACAACGTAATAATCCTAATACAAAAATTAAATTAGTTATATCAGTTAAAGTTATAAATACTGAAAATAATGAAGAAACAATTCATAGAGGTGTTTATAAATTAGCAAAAAAACTTAAAACTAGCTATAATACTATAAATAATTGTTCTATTACTGGTAAATTATTTGGAATATATAAATTTGAAATTATACCTAAATAATATTTCAATTCCATCCATAATTAGTATTTTTACTTTTTTGTTTATTATTTACATCTGAAATTATTTTACCCTTTTCAAATGTAATTATTCTATCCATACCTTCAGTCATTTCCATATCATGAGTAATTACTATTACTGCTTTATTTCTACCAATAATTTCTATCATTTTTTTTATTTGTTTTCTACTTTGAGGATCTAAAGCTGCAGAAGCTTCATCTGTAATAATTAATTTAGCATTTTGCATAGCTGCTCTTAAAAACCAAATCATTCCTACGCTTCCACCTGAAAATTTCGACCCGTTTTTACCTACTTTATCATCTAAGCGTTCCCTAAACATTTTTTCTAATTCATCAAATCCGTTATCTTTCATAAATTTAAAAATATGTTCTATTGTAATATCTGAAGATAAACCATATGTTAAATTTTCTCTTAAAGTTCTATTAAATAATTTAGGTCTTTGAGGAATATATATAATTTGATCTCGCAAATTTTTTATTTCAATTTCAGTTATAGGAACTCCATTTATAAAAATATTTCCACCTTGATAAGTTTGAAGCCTAGAAATCAAAGAGACACAGCTAGATTTACCTGAAGCAATTTTTCCGATCATCGCCACTTTCTCAAACGGCTTTATCCTCAAATTTAGCTTATCAAAAAGTTTTTCCTTCGCGCTAGCATGTGTGTATTCAATATCTTTAAAAATGATATCTAGCCCTTTCTCGGGATTCGGTATAGTTTTGGTTTGCTTACTAGTATCAACATTGGGTAATTCATCAATAAAGTTTTCAATTAGTTCAACATGGCTTTTAACATTCATAAAATCCTTTGCCGAATCGTAAAGAGATATCAATGAGCCTAAAATAGTATAGTTAAGAATGAAAATGCTTACTAGACTAGCTACCTTAATTTTCCCTTTAGTGAATAGACTATATGCAACATAATTTAGTGCCAAGAATAGAAACACGTTTACAATTGAGAAATATATGCGAAACTTGCGATTACATATTCCTGCGTTATATTGTTCCGCACGAGTTACTTCATTGATGTCTTCGATACGCTGTTTTTCATCAGGAATCTTTTTACTAGTGTAGATGGAAAGCAAATTTTGCAAAGTGTCCTCAATTTCCTCATGACAATTATCATAATTTTGCTCTACCTTCTTAATATTAGCATTACATGTATTGAAATAAAGACGAGACATTATAAATACTACTGCAATACATCCCAAATATATGAATCCCAATGAATAATGATTTCTATAGAGATAGATGAAATTTGATACTATAAGGATAATATTTGTTAGCAAAAAACGCTGAATTTGATTAGAAATATCATCTAGAATCCAAGGTAATTTAATGAGTTTAGTAAGGATAGAACCGATTTCCAGTTCCTGATAATTTTGATTATAACGGTCTACTATAAGACCAAAAAAGAATTGTCGGATGTATGCATGGAATTTTGGCCAGATATAATTATCTACATATGAAATACCTATACTAAATGCCTGGATTAGAATCCAAATACCTAGCAATACACCAAATAAATATTTGGACCTAACTAAATTATTATCTTTAAGACTATTTATTACTTCACCATAGTAATGTGGCATAGCTATACTCTGTAGAGGTAGTGAAATTAATGTTATAAGATACATAATATATAATTTCCAATTATCTTTGACGAATGACGTATATAAATCATATAACATAGTCATTTTTAATTAATAATATTAAATTATATTTGTTTCTAGATATATTATTATTGTATTTTTATTGCTATTAGTATAATATATAATTAATTTATATCTAGATTTTAAATGTAATTTATGTAACTTTTCGAAAATTTTAAATGAAAAACAATAATTATAAATATATAAAAATATGGTGTTTAATATAAAATTATAAAAATAAATTATAAATATTAATTAAATAATTAAGTTACTATCTCTCTGGTTAATATTGTATATTTTGAATTAATCTTTGGATAATTATTTGATATCTTTTTATGATTTGCTTTTTCTATAATATATTTTGCAAATGTATCTAGAGTAAAATTATGATTTGGCACTATATTATTGATAATCATTTCTGTATGTGTCTTAAATTCATCAAATAATTTAAACGGTTGTTTATCATCAATACGTATATCTGTTAGTGTTTTATATGTAGTTGTATTAATATTAGTATCTCCTTGAAAATTGGTAGTAGAATCAGCATCTGTATCCTTGTGTATTTCAGCATTACATGTATTTTCATGTTCGACTAATTTATAATATCTTTGCATAATACTATAACATAATTTGTCTTCTGTACTTAGATTTTTATTTTTAATACCTGATTGTCTTAAATCATGCGGTTTTATTTTATCTATTGGTATTGTAATACTATTAGTTTTATCTAGAAAACTATATTTATAATCTAGAGTATATATTGCATTTGGGTTTGCCAATACTAATTGTTCTGTATTTGCATCTAGAAAATCTTTTCGTTGGTCTCGGTATTTAGGTATGTTCTTAGTATTAAGATGATCTAAAAATGTATCTATAGTATATGTAGAATTCATAATTGATGTAATAAGTGTTCCGCAATATGTTTTAAAAGCATCTATAGTTGCAAATTTTTTAGCATCAACTTTATCATTTATTATTTGAGGGTATTCTTTAATTAAGAAATAACGTTTGCATATTGCATGACATAGTTTTTCTTGAATATTTAATAATTTAGATTTAGAAGAATGTTCCCTAATTTCTTTAATATTCGTTCGAGCTTTAGTTATTTCTATTGAAAAATGATCTAAACCATCAGTAGTATTTAATGTAATAAATATTAAAGAATCAAAAGATAATTTTGGTATTGTAGGTATATTTGTTGGATTTAGTATTTCATTAAGTGTAGTTTTTCTAGATACATTATTACGATTCATATTTTGTTGGGACATTGTTGCAAATCTAAGATTACATAATCTATTATCTAATATATTTCCATTTATATGGTCTACTGTAGTATTGTCACCTATAGTACATCCCATTAAATAGCGATGTAGGTATATAAGATTTTCATGATTTGGTCTAGTCCAAATATATTGATTTGTACCCATTAACCACGATGGATTTATAAATATTTTATCATTTGATTTTAATTTTAATATTTTAGGAAGACTTGCTTCATCAAATATAAATGAAAACTTTGTATTTATAATAGCTTCAGTATCCTCTGTATTTTCATTATCTTCGTTATCTTCTTTATCTTCACCATCTTCTTTATTCACTCCTAAAAACATTTCATAATATCTTTTGTTAGATTCATCTGTTTCATTAATTATTTCTACTAATCTATAATTATTATATATTTTTCCATAATATTGTCCAGCTGTAAGTTTATGACCTTTAAAATTTTTAATTATTTTTATTTCATTTTCTTTATAAAATATTGGAGGTTTTAATAATTTTTTAAACTTTTGCGAGTTTTTAGTTTTAACAATTATATTAGTATTAAAATCTATTTCTGTATTACTAGTTTCTGTATTACTAGCTTCTGTATTACTAGATTCAGTTGTAATTGTTTCTGTATTACTAGTTTCAGTATTAACAGCTTCAGTATTAACAGCTTTTGTATTAATAGTTTCTGTTGTAATATTTTCTATTACAACATTTTTTTTATTTTTTATATTAATTTTTTCAAGTATTTTAATATTTGAAAATCTTAAATCGAAAATGTTTTCGTTCTTTGTTGTATATTTTAATGCTTTTTGTAAATATAATCCACTTAAATATTGAACTAGATTTATTTTATTATTATCAATAATACATAATACCGTTTTTCCTTGAATAAACCATTTTGGATAATTAGTATTATTATTTATTTTTACACATATTAGTTTTATTAAATTGTCTTCATCTATTTTGAATTGTATATAAGAATCTGTACTAATTTCATAATATCTATATCCATTAGATTCAATAACTAATCTATAAGAATTTTTTATATCTATTGTTTTATCTCCATCTTTAAATATATCACCTTTATTTGCCTTAATTAAATTAATAGTTGGATTAATAGTAGGATTCATTTTATAATAAATAATTGATGTTGAATATAGTAGATAATTTAATAATTAATTATCTGTAAAATATTTTGTAATAAAAATTCAATTTTATGTTTTTGAAATTATTATAGTTTAAAAATAAAAAATTTAATTAATTTAAACGCAATGATAGGTTTTGAAAATATATATTTGAATACACAGTTTTCACAATTATCACAAAATTCACTAGAAAAAGCCACAAACACCGCTCAATTCGAATAGGCCAAGCCACCCATACCGCTCATGATGCGAAGAACGTTGTAGTTGATGGCATAAACGTTGAGTTTAAGAGAACTAGCAGTGAGAGCAGGGACAGCTACAGCACCAGTTGAAGAATCGGCACCATATGTTAGTTGAAGAACGGCGTTATCAATACGAGAAAAGTTGCAGGTTCCGCTGGGTTGATGCTCTTCGGGGGAGAGAGCAAAGGAATAGCTGTAGATATATTGACGAAGTGATTTCTGAACAGCATCAGTAATAGAACCCATATCACCACCTACACGAGGGACGCGAGTATGGTGTTCATAGTTCTGAACTTTGCGGAAATAATCAGCAAAGCGGACAGAGAAACGATCATGTCCGTTTAGTTGGAGAAGACCAGTAGTAAATGAATCGACACCAGCAGTATCAGAACCGGAATAGTTGAAAAGACTACCGGAAGCATTTATAGTAGACGAAAATGCAGAAGAGTGATTGCTAGTAGTATGAGTCCAGATTAGCTCCTTAACAGGGTGGTTGAAGTTTAGGGTAATATTCTTATTAGAAGAACCTTGGGCGATAGTTTCAGAACCAGTAAACTGAACCTGTTCAATTAGGTATTCGTGGCTGACTTGGGCAAATCGGCGACGCTCATCAGTATCAAGGTAAACATAATCAACATATAGTTTGCAACCAAGACCAGTGCTAGTAGGACCAGTAGAAGTAAAACCTTGAACAAGCTCAGCTAGGGCTCGAATTTCAAGATTAAGCTTGACCTCGTGATACTGGAGAGCAATTAGAGGGAGAGCAAGACCAGGATTACGATTGAACCAGAATTGAAGAGGAACATATAGACGAAAAGCAGAGCTTGATGCATCAAGAACTCCAACTTGTTCGGAACCAGTTGATAGAGCATTACCAACCATATTATCATATCCAGCACGCTTGCCAGCAGGTACAGTTAGTTCAGTCCAGATATTCATCCAATCACCATATTGACGATCGATGAGCTGACCACCGATTTCGATTTCAGCTTGTTTGACAAGGGCATTTCCAACACCATAAGTCCATTCGGCAGATGAAACAGTTGCAACAATAGGTAGAACAACTTCTAGATACATCTGTTGGATTAAATCACCATTACGAGAAATGGTAGCGGTAACACGGCGACCAAAATCGGCTTGACCGTTAAAGGTCTGTTCGATAGACTCAACTGCGAAGTTGGTGTGGCGACGATATACGACCTTGAAAAAGGTAATCTGTGGGTTGCCAGTCAGGTAAATATCCTGGGCACCATAAGCTACAAGCTGCATAAGACCTCCTCCCATTTTAGATAATTAGAAATAGTTAGTAGTTGGTAAGTTTGATTATTATAATTTATATAAATATATTTATTCTTGAAAAAAGAAAAAATATTACAAAAAATATATAATGGCTTTTATAATTTACATTATATTTTACATTATGACAAACCCAAATATTTATAGTTTATTAATTTATATCTAGAATTTTAAAGTTTTATTTATTTGATATAAAAGTATTTATTGAAAAAATGAAAAGTTTTTAAAAATAATTATCTAAATCAAATTTTTTTTCTTGTTGAAAATTATAATAAATATTAGGTCTATATACATTTGTTTCTCCTTTAACATTATTTTGTAGAACAGTAATATCTTTACTTCCAGGTTCTATAACCATATAAAATTTTTCTTTGAGCCTAGATACAGTATTACTAGAATATAAAAGTCCTTGGAACAGAATAAATATGCTTAAAATAATAAAAATTATTATATATATATTATGTTTTTTCATTTTATTTAATGGTATAATCTAAAAACAATATAAACACAATCTAAAATGTTTATTATATTTTATATATTTTTAATGTATATTTAATATTAATTGTTATTATTATTATTATTTTTATTATTATTATTTTTATTTTTATTTTTTAGATATAAATTGTTCTGTTGTTCCTTTATTATAATATAAGAATGGTGAATAAATATTTGTTGAACCTTTATAATTTTTCTGAAGAATATTTGTAGAAGGTCCTTTATATTTAGAATTTACATTTATACCTTTATTTGAAATATCTGTTCCATTATTATTAATACTTGGCATAATACTACTAATATCAATTCCTGAATTAATTAGTTGTGATAATTGTTCTGGTGTAATACTAGGAAACATACGCATTATATCATCTATTAAAAGATCAGCATTACCTATATGTTTTACGTTTGTTGGTTTTATAGTAGGTAATGAGATTGTTGTGGTAGGTGATGATATTGTTGTGGTAGGTGATGATATTGTTGTGGTAGGTGATGATATTGTTGTGGTAGGTGATGCGATTGTTGTGATAGGTGATGCGATTGTTGTGGTAGGTCTTTGTGTAGGTCCTTGTGTAGGTCCTTGTGTTGGTCCTCGCGTTGGTCCTTGTGTAGGTCCTTGTGTAGGTCCTTGAGTAGGTCCTTGAGTTGGTCCTTGCGTTGGTCTTTGTGTAGGTCCTCGCGTTGGTCCTTGTGTTGGTCCTTGTGTAGGTCCTTGTGTAGGTCCTTGCGTTGGTCCTTGCGTTGGTCTTTGTGTAGGTCCTTGTGTTGGTCCTTGTGTAGGTCCTTGTGTTGGTCCTCGCGTTGGTCCTTGCGTTGGTCTTTGTGTTGGTCCTTGTGTAGGTCCTTGTGTTGGTCCTCGCGTTGGTCCTTGCGTTGGTCCTTGCGTAGGTCCTTGCGTAGGTCCTACTGGAAATACGGGACCAACTGGAAATACGGGTCCTACTGGAAATACGGGACCAACTGGAAATACAGGTCCTTGCGTTGGTCTTTGTGTTGGTCCTTGTGTAGGTCCTTGTGTTGGTCCTCGCGTTGGTCCTTGTGTTGGTCCTTGCGTAGGTCCTCGTGCAAATGATGGGATTCCTCTGATATCTCTTGACGCTTTTCTCCCCCGCTTAAAATTTTCAATACCGTTATTTTTATTATTAACTAATATAATACATACTACAATTAAAACTACACATATTAAGCTTGAAATTATAGTTAGCATATTTTTATTATACATTTTATTTAATAAATTATTAATTAACATTGATAAATAGATTTTTCTTTGTATTTTATATATATATTTAATTTTTAATTTTTAATATTTAATATTTAATATTTATTAATATTTTTATTATATCATCATAAAAATAATGTATATATAATAAAACTAGCAAAGAAAAATAGCAAATTTAACAAATAAAATTAAAAAATTGAATTTTGATATATATAAATAAAAATATTATGAATATTCCGCAAAGAATACCATCAATCAAGAGCTTATTTAATCGATAAGCACAAATCGTGTAATTAAATTAAATAAAAAATAACCTACACCTATTTGATTTAATAGGCTGCTTTCTATTTTGAAGGCATCGAAACTCTTGATTTTTTTGTCAATGTTTTAATTTTTTTCATTTACAAAAAGCATATTTATTATTATTTTTATTATATTTCAATTTTTGTTCAAAATTTCTAAAATTACTTAAATAAAATAAAACTTTTTAATTTTTATATACTTTTAGATTTTTAAACAAAAATTGAATTTTATTTTATTTTAGATATAATATTACAAACTGTATTGCACAGCTTCTGAAATGGCGAGTTGTTCAAGTAATAGTTTTTCTCTTCCTCATTCTCCTTCTAGTAAGAAACCATCGCAAAATAAACCAACACATGGATGTCTAAATTATGGAGTTTGGTTCGATATCTGGACTCTTTGTCAACTCTCGAAATTTGTCGACACCATCAAATATATTACAACTATATTGGACAGTATGAATGACAAACGTCTGATGATTTTGAAGGAAATCAAAAGGTTGAAAGCTGAACTTGATGTGGCTACTGAAAATAAGTCAAAGTCAGATAAAGACTTTTTGCAATTTACTGTTGTATATGACGAAAACAGCAGAAAAATTTCACAACTGACAGAACAACATTTGGAGGATGTGACATTTGTTTCGAATTTGGAAAATAAGCGCAAACGTATACAAAATCTTTTAATTCGAACTGCAACAGTAGAATTACCAAAGACTACGTCCCCAGCAGTACCAATTCCATCAACACAGAAACTATCAGCATCGAATCCATCGAATTCATCGGTACCGATTACATCTAGACCGATTGCCACACCTATTGCTACACCGATTTCAACTATTTGTCAATTACTTTTGAGTTTGATTGTTGCATTTTCAATATCTTTTAAAGAAATGAAATTTTCACAGTCTGATTTTGATATTGAAACAATTATATTAAAGCAAAAGAAAGGAAACTTGCAAATTGATGCTTCGGATGTTCGCGGTGATGGTGCATGTGGTATTCGAGCATTTCTGACTTCTGTCTTCTTTGTTAAATTTGGTATTGTTCTTCCAAGAGATCCTACAGGAATGATAAGCCTAATTGCGCAAGTGAAAATGCTATTCTTCGATCTCATACAGATTATTGATTCCAATCCATTAAATCGAGATTTCATTATAGGTCTGCTTTCTAATCCAGATAATGGTTCTAAAAAGGCAAACATATATGAATATTTTGATATGGTTGTGAATCCAGGTTATGAATTTACTAACTTTGATCTCCGGGTACTAATCATCTTATTTAATTTGGCTTATCCTGATTTGAAACAAGTTAATGTGATTCGAAAAACTGTTGTTTCTACAAATGGACTTGAAGAACAATATCAAAGTTTTTCCAAAGATGGTATTGTAGAACCAGTAAGTATGAAACATATCAATATTCTTTATACCGGAGGTCATTATAAGGCAATCTTTCATATTGTGGAAGGCATTTTACCAATTATCTTTAGTGTGGACGGACCACTTGATATTTAGAAATATATATATGAATATATATCAATCAATATCATTCGATGTAATATTTCCGCTTTATACAGGAATCACTCTAATAGGTGAAACTGGTCTAATTTAGAGCCGTAAGTAATATCGATACAACACTTTTTTTATATATTTATATTAGGTATATAAATGGAAAAAATGGAAAAAATGACAAAAATTGAATTTTTTTTTTACAACTATATTAGCACCACAACTTTGAAAACTCACAGTTATTTTGAACAAAAATGCAAAACAACTACGACAACGACAACCAACTCCGTGGATTACGAGATAACACAGCTCGCATACAAGAGCGCATAAACAATGTCATGGCTCAGTATGGGTTGCCTCCTCCCCTGGTACGGCAATACGGGGTAAACGAAGATTTTACCCGCGATGAATGGGTGAACTATTACAGACTCACCAACATCGCATTGACAGATGCCCTGAACAACATGTTGCTCCAAGTGCAACAAGCTGAGTAAGCCTCGGTTGCCACCACCACCACCACCGGTACAAGTAGGTACTACCCCTTCGATGTAATATTTCCACTTTATACAGGAATCACTATAATAGGTGAAACTGGTCTAATTTAGAGCCGTAATATCGATACAACACTTTTTTTATTAGATATTTTGTATATTATGTATTTTTTAATTACTATATGTTAAAAACGGAAAAAAGTGGAAAATCATCAAAAATTGAATTTTATATTTTGTAATTATAAATATTATAACCACAAACTCTTTACGCACCCGGACCATCTTATTTGCTTCGCAAATTTTGTCTACTAGTGTATCCTACTTTGTACTATCTCTAGTATAAAATGGATCAATGGTCACCACAAGAACAGGCTATAGCCGCTGAATTCATGAATCCATTTCGTGGACAAATGAACAGGGTGTTGATCGAACTGCATGACACAAGCGCAACTCCAGAAAAGAAAATTAAGTCTTTGCAGTTGTTGCTTGATGAGTTCGTCAAAATTTACAACACTGAACTCACGGAGAAAAAGAAGTCACAGCTGAATGTTGCGATGAATGATGTTCTGACTCTGTTAGAGGAAATAATGGAAAATACACAGTAAATCTTTTGCTTTCCAATTTCAAGAACGTACATCAACCAACACAACAGACAAAACTGTTTCACTTATATACCACTTTTTTATTTTTTATTCAAAGAAAGAAAATAGTAATCTTACACCTACACCACTAGCTTCTGGAGATGCGTATTTAATTACTTTATCTACCTTATAACTAGGACCAGCAATATCAATATGTATCCATTTAGTATCTTTCTTTACAAATTGCCTCATAAATAGTGCAGACATTATAATATCGGCACTATTAGTAAATGATACATTTTTAATATCAGCAACATAACTTTCCAGATTATCAATTGATTTTTCTATTAATGGTAATTCTACTAATGGTTCATTAATTTCCCTCCCTTTTTCAATTAATTTATCAACATCTTTGTCACTATTCGCAGATAAAATACAACTAAATAGTTTTCCAGAAACAGATTCTTGTTGTCCTGTTAGGGTAGCAAAATCAATAATAGTAGCTTTAGGGTATTTATCCACAGTATATGATAAACAATCGGCAAGTACTAATCGACCTTCAGCATCTGTATTTGCAATTTCTACAGTTCTACCACTATAAGATTTTATAACATCGCTAGGTTTAGTAGAATTTGGTCCAATACTATTTTCAGCGAAGGGACATATTGTATATATGCTTTTTTTACCTTTACTCATAGCATATCCTAAAATAAAAGATGTAACTGTTGCTGCACCAGATAAATCAGTTTTCATTTCAAGCATTGATTTAGAACCTTTCAAATCTAAACCACCAGTATCAAATGTAATTCCTTTACCCATTAAAACATATTCTGGTTGTGACTTTTTACCACCACTACTACCACTACTACTACTACCACTACTACTATTACTACCACCATATTTTATAATTATAACTTTAGGTGAATTTTCTATAGAACTACCTTTTCCTACACCTAAAATAAGTCCCATTCCTAATTTTTCTAAATCATTTTTTCCCAATACTTCTAGAATAACAGGAATCTTGTTTTCTTTTATAAATTCTTTTACTATTTTTATAAATCGCAAAATCTTTGATTCATTAGCAGGTTCATTAATTAAATCTCTAGCTAGAAATACTGTTTTAATTTGATTTTGTAAAATATTAATATGTGTAGTAATACGATTAGTAACATGATTCTTTTTAGTATCATGACTTTTTATACTATTATTTTTTGAAGGTATAACAATATTAATCATATTTAATTCAAATTTATCTTTTGATTTAGTTAGAGAAAATGCTGTTTTATATTTTAAGAATTTATATGCTGATAAAAGCAAACCTTCTATTAAACAATGAATAAATTTGGTATTACTAGAACCATTACCATTACCATTACCATTACTATATACTCTTCCTACTGTATCAATAATATTAGTATAACTAATTTGATTAATTTTTAGTGTATTAAATATTGCATTTCCGGATACACGTGCTATTTCTAGTAATTCATATTCATTTTCTTTATTATAATTACGATTGTTAATAGCTATAATGAAAACTTGCTGAATATTACTAGTTTTTTTTAATTTATCATCAATAAAACTATTACTTTTCGAATTATTATTTAGTTTTTTATTTAGTTTTTTATTTTTTTTTGTTTTTTTAATAGAACTAATATTTAAAGTATTGCTAGACTTAGTTTTATCAATAGTATCATCTATTTCAATTGTAAGACTAACCATATGCAAATTATTATTTTTCATATTATATTCAATATGTTTAAGTAAAGAGTTATATGTGTCTGGGATTGAAATATATTTACTCAAATGATTTTTTAAACTTTCTTTTTCAATATGTGTTAATAATACTGGAATTATAGAACATTTTAATGATATATTTACTTTGGTGCTAATATTAATTTTTGGTATTGTATCCATTGATGTCATTGATGTCTATTATATAGTAATATAAAAACATTTATTAGTTTTTTTAGTTTTATAGTTTTTATTTTTATTTATTATATTTTTTTATTATATTTAAGTAAAATAAGAATATTTAATAATATTTAACAATGTCTATTAATTCAGATATAATACCTGTATCAAATATTACAAATATAATTTCTGATATACAACCAATATCACAACAACATACATCGCAACAAACAGAAATTAATATAGTAGATGAAAATGTTGTAAATATAGATGACGAAAGCAATGGATATATTGAAAAATTAAATTATGATATTGGATATTTTTGGTGGAAACAATATGTATATTGTGCTTTCTGGAGCAATATTTCTACCCCTATTAATTTACTTATAACTATTTTAACTGCCCTTACTACAGGTCAATCAGCAACAAATTCATTAATAGCACAATCAACAAACACGCAATTAGGTATAGCGGCACTATTTATATCTATTTTTAATACATTTTTTCGCCCAACACAACAATTAAATGATAATACTCAAGTATTGAAAGAATGGATGGATATTGGTCAACAATTTGAAGACATTTATTATGATAAAGTTTATACACTTGAAGAAAAAAAAGATAGATTACAAAAATTGCAAGCTTTATTTATGGAAAATAATAAATTAAAACGAAATAATACAAATAATTTTTTAATCGATTTAATATTTATGGCTGCGGATTATTTATGTATTAAGAACAAAATATATTGGATTCATAATAATACTAATGCTAATAATCCGAATAATCCATTATCTAAACATAATAATAAACATAATTATAATAATAAAAATAATAATGAAAATAATAATGAAAATAATAATGAAAATAATAATGAAAATAATAATGAAAATAATAATGAAAATAATGAAAAAACAGAATGATTATTTTGTAATATATTAATTATTTTTGTAATATATTAATTGTTTTTTATAATTTCAATTTATTTACAAATCATAATTACAATAATATCTTTATAATATATAATAGTTAATATCCTAAAATTATACTTTAATAATATAAATTTTATAGAAATGGAAAAATTAAAAACTCAAATGGGAGGTGTTAGTAATTCGTGTATAGGTAATTATGCTAGTAATAATGGCGGTGCAAAATACAATTTAAATAATCCACAAGCATCTTCAGATCTAGATGATAAAACTATGTTATATGGTAATCCAATTTATTTGGGTTCATCAATAGTTGGTGGTGGTGATAATATAGTTGGTGGTGGTGATAATTGCGGAGATGAAGGAGTAGGAACTAGTAATATTAAAAGTGAAACATTTAAAGAATATCTACAAAAATTAAATTCTAACTTTAATATAAGTGCGACTGGTGGATTTAATAAAATGCAAAAACGTAATAATAAGAAAAGTGTTTCTCGAAAGCGAACATGTTCTCAGAAAGGTTCTGGATATGTAGTTGATCCTTCTCAATTTATTGCTGGACAACCTATTTATAAACAATATGATGATGCTTCTCCTCCAGCTCTTATTGGTGGACAAATGATATATGGTGCTCCAGACCAGCCTGTATGTGGTTCTGGTGCAGTTAGAGGAGGAGGTACCCGAAAGCGTTCTAAAAAACATATGAATAAATCTAAAAAATCTAAAAAATCTAAAAAATCTAAAAATTCAAAGTCTAAAAATTATAAAAAACATAAAGATACTAAACGTCACTACCAACACGGTGGTGATTTTACATCTATTGGTAATAGCAAACCAGCTGAGTATAGTACAGCATTTAATGGTCCACCAAGTGTTTTTAAATATCCTGATGATATGTCAGGTCGTACTTTTGATGAAACACAACCTATTTGGAGTCCAAATGCTATCTAAATACATCTAAATACTATCTAAATGAAGTTTATATTTTTTTTCAAGCTTTTTATTATAGTTTACATTTTATATAATTTATATAATTTAACAATGTATTTACTATTGTTTTTTTCTAATATAGATAATAGTAAAGGTTTTAATTGAAATCAAAATGCCAGGAACAATTATTAGTACGGCAATAAATCTTAGCCATGGTACGATAGGAAGTATTTTTAAAGGTATTATTGGTTTTGTAGTATGGTTTTATGGAACATTTCTGCCATTTATTCTTCAATATATAGGTATTCCACTATTTGTATTAGGTATGTTATTAGCATTAGGATTTGCTGGTGGAACAATGTTATTTATAATAGCATTCTTCATATTTATGTTCTTTTTTATAAAAGGTACTATATTTAATTCGACACCATAACTAATATATCATAACTAATATATCATAATTAATATATCATAACTAATACCTAATATTAATGTAATATAAACCAATAAATATGAATAATATAAATAATATTAAAAATTTAAAACATAAAACAGTAGCATTATTTACTATATTAATATTTATATTTTTTATAATATATATAATTTTTTTATATTATAAAAAATATAATGAAAGTTTTATACCTAAACCTGAACCTATAGATAAAACTCGGTTATATGGTACATTATTTTTAGATAATTTGGATACACAGATACAGAATTTAACAAATCCACCAATTATGTATGATAAAAAAAGAATAGAAATTATTAAATACAATGATGTATTATTATAAGTTTATAAATATAGCTTTTATAAAATATAGCTTTCATAAAATTGAATTATTTTTATTTTATTTTATACTTTTAAAATTTTAAAATTATTCATTAATACGATATTTATATTTTTAATAGTATTCATATAAAATGTCATCAATAAGTAAATTTTTAAATAAAATTTTTATTCCAAATGATGAACAAGTAGATTGTATAGATAAAGTTAATAAATTTATTCTAGAACATAAATATTTTAATAAGCTATTAATTAATGGTAGTGCTGGAACTGGTAAAACTACAATTATTATTTCAACAATTGTTAATATTTTAATCTCACAAATATTAGAAAATATTAAAGAAATTACAATTTTAGTTAATAATAATTCCTGGGATAAACTCGATAATGTATCAAATTTTATAATTGCTGCTCCAACAAACAAAGCTAAAGATGTTTTAGTTAATAAATATAATTCATATATAGATACATTAACAGATGAAATTATTATAGATAAAGTAGTATTTAATAAGATTCTAGAACATAATATTACCTTTTTAACTGTTTCTCAAGTGCTTAGCATTAATCGCGTAATTAATGAACTCGGTGAAGAAGAATTTACAAAAGGAAATGATAAGAAAATTTTAGATAAATATAAAAAAACCACATTTTCAAAAACAGTAATAATTGTTGATGAATGTAGTATGATTGATACAAATACTTCTAGACTTCTGTCTCTAATCATATGTCCAATTATATATATTGGTGATTATTGTCAATTACCACCTGTAAAAGAAGACTTATCACCAACTTTCGAAATACAAAATAATACTTCATTAACTACTATAACACTTAAAAAAGTTGAAAGATGTAAAAACGACATTACTCAAATTGCTAATAAATTGAGGGATAAAATATATGATTCCTCTTTAGACTTTAATCTTTTAAAATATATATCTCCAGATTTAATAATTTATAATAAGAAATTTTCTAAATGGATAGAATCATATGTTAATGATATTAAAAAAAAACAGATTGATATTTTACAAATTATTGAAAATGATAATACAAAATATAATACAATTGACACTAATACCAAGACTACTATTCAAACATATGATACTATGGCACTAGGTTGGACTAATAAATGTACATCATATTTAAATAAAAAAATCCGAAGTCAATTATTTGAAAATATTAAAAATATTGATGATATATATATTATTAAAGGTGATAAATTATTAATTAAAGCTCCTTATTATAAATATAACACTAAATTATGTTCTAGCAGCATTGTTTATATTAGTTCTGTAAAAGAAACTAAATTTAAACCACTAAACTTTAAAGATTGGTGTAAAATTATTACAAAATGTACTGATATATCTAATAAAAAGGCTAATTCTAATAAACCTAATTCTGATAATAAAACAACATTAGATATAGATATTAGTGATATTTTTATAGAAGATAGTAAACCTAAAATTCATCCTAGTAATCCTACTAACTCTAGTAAATCATCTAAAACAATTCTAGATTACTTTGATAAAAATGATGAAACTTCTGCGAAAAATAATATACCAATAATTAAATCTAATGCTAGTGATGACACAGATGATGCATATTTAGAGCTATTACTACATCGTAAATTATTCTTTATATATCATCAATTATCTACTATTATTAGTACTGATACATATAATTTTACAGATGAAATATCTTTAAAATATAATTTGATAGTTTCTAATATTAATTTATTAGAGATTAATAAAATTTCAAATCAATTAGATAGAGCACATAAATACACAAGATGGCACAAAGCTATGACAATTAAATTATTAGGTATTCCAAATGATAACATTATGTGTAAAAAATGTGCTTTCTTTGTTAAGAAATTTGCAGATCAAATGAATACGTCTTCGTATATTAGTGATTTTATAACAGCTACCGATGGACTAGAGTTTGATATGTTATTATGTGATTTGGTATCTTTTAATATGAATTCTAATTGTTGTGTATCTAGAGACATACCTATAATGAATATGTTAAATAAATATAATATAGAGACAATAGATATTATTAAAACTATTATTCGTAATAGCTTTGAAACAAAAATTATACTTTCTAGACAAGATGAAAGGGAACTAAATGCTATTAATAAGGCACTAAATGAAGATGGTATTGATAATAGTAGTGAAAAAACAAATAAATATATTACTATGAGTCAGCTATTCGGACACTATTTAAGTCATATAATTACTTCTAGTTATCTAGATGTAGATTATGGTTATGCTCTTACAGTTCACAAATCACAAGGAAGCACATATGAAGATGTTTATGTAGAATATAATAATATTTTAAGTAATAGAAAAGAAATAGAAAAACTAAAATTGCTTTATACAGCTATTACACGTAGTGCCAACAAACTGTATGTTTATAACTAAACCTATTAGTTTTTCGTAATTTTATAACTATTTTATTACTGGATTGAAAAATTGAATTTTAATTTTATATATTTTTTATTTAATAATTTATAAATATTAAACTAAAATGGATAGCTTTATTATTGAACTATTAACTACACCTAATAAATGCTTAACATTTTTAACAAATGTAACAGATTTATCATACTATATACCAAGTATTCCAGATATAATTAATAGTTCTAATAATATAACTGAAAATATTAGTAATACGATTAGTAATATATTTCCAAATAATAATTTAGAAAATTTTATATTTGTAAACGAACCATTATTAATAATAGTATTATTTGTAATAATATATATACTTGGAATCATTATTGGTATTTTAATTTATGATTTAAAAAATGAATTTAATGAAAGTAAAAAAATAGAAATTTATAACAAAAATATATTGGAAAATTATGGATTAGGCTTTTCTCATAAACTTTATTATAATAGTTTAAAGGAAATTACAGATAATTATTATAAAATATATAAGAAATTAAATAATGATACATCTGTAATATCTGATGCGCCTATAACACCTGATACACTTGATACACCTGATACACCCGATACACCTGATACACCTGATACACCCGATACACTTGATACAACTGATACACCTGATACACCTGTAATACCTGATACACCTAATACAATTACATCTAATACAATTACATCTAATAATTATTATGTATTATACCGTGTTAAAATGGCTAATAAATTTACGATGAAATGTACATCTAATATAAAAAATAAAACATTTGATACAAATGATATGTATATGATTATGGCATTTACTATTAAAAATTCTAATAATGAAAATATTAATATTAATATATCAAATATAATTTTGGATTTCTTAAACTATTATAAATTGTCAACTTATAATACTAATTATGATGTTAATGATTTTATTGTAATTGCTATTAGTAAGGAAAATAATATGCTTTCAATGAATAAAGAGTTTTATAATTCTATTAAAAATTTAAATTATGAATCTACACATTTAAAATGCATTAAAATTAATTTACCTAACGGTAATTATTGTAATATTAAATTTACTATACCAACATTAGAAATGTATAATTTATTTATGGATGTTTATAATGATACTATTTTTGAATCTAAATTTTATGAAATTAATAAAAATAACTGTGATTTTTGGAATCTAATGTCATTAAATAAAGCAGAATAAAGATAATAACAGAATATATATATTAAAAATAAATTAACATTTAACATTTTTGCATTCTTATTTTTTATATACTTAAAACATATCCGATAAAAATTGAAAATTTATTTATAATAGTAATAATAAACTATTTAAAAATCTAAATAAATTTAAACAATATTTGAATTATTATTTAATACAGAAAAATGGCTTCTAAATCACAATTATTTCTAGAAAAAGCAATATCTTTAATTGTCGAACTAATACAAATTAGAACTTTACAAAGCTCTTTACTAAATGAATTAGGTAAACCTAAAGAATCAACAGCTATGCAATTTAAGGTTAAAAGTTATTCGAAATGGATTACAATTTTAAAAGATCATATTAAAAAGAAAACAATAATTAATAATAATGATGATATTAAGAATATTGAAGTATCTGAAAAATTAGAAACTAAACTATGTGAATTATTAGAAACAGGTAAATTACAATATATTGAAGATGCTAAAAATGAGTTAGATAAATTAATGGAATTATCTAAATCTACAAAAATAAATAAACCAAATACTGATAAAACTACAGATAAACAATCATCTGATATTATAACAAAACAAATGAAGCCTAAAAACATTGATATTGTAGATACAAGTAAGATAGAAGCACAACCTAAAATTCTAGCTGAAGAAACTCGCCCATCTGACCCTCATGGAGCAGCAGTATTTGATTTACGTTATGTTCACGGTATTGGACCTGTAAGTGCAGAAAAACTAGTTAATAATGGAGTTACTTTGGAAGGGCTTTTAAAAGAATGGTCTACTTGGATTAAAAAAGATTCGCAAAATGCAATTCTGATGCCATCTAAAATGTCAAAACCCGAAGAGTATTCACAGAAACAATGGTCAGTGCTTGAAACATATAAACAATATGGGATTCTTGAAGCAAATTTAAAAAAACGTTTGGAAAAAGAAACATTAAATTTACATAAATTACATGGAGCTTCGTTAGTTGGTGTAAAATATTTTCATGATATGAGTCAAAAAATACCGCGACCTGAAGTTCAAAGAGCCGAAACTATATTAAAACATATTGCTAAACATATGAATAAAGATTTGATAGTAATGCTTTGTGGTTCTTATAGAAGAGGTAGAGATAAGTCTGGAGATATTGATTGTTTTATTACACATCCTTCAATTAAAACTAAGGAGGATTTACTATCAAGTCAGACAAATATTTTAGCTAGCTTTGTAGAATTACTTATTAAAGTAGATTTTATAGTAGATCAGCTAGATATGGGTCAACAGAAATTTATGGGTTTTTGTAAAGTAAAACAGCCCCATATTTCTATTAGTAATTTAATTGCTCGACGGTTAGATATTCGTTTTGTTCCGTATGAAAGTTATGGTTCGGCAATATTATATTTTACTGGAAGTAAAAATTTCAATACAACTATGAGACAACATGCTTTGAGAAAGGGTTATAGTTTAAGTGAATTTGGATTAAAAAAGACTAGCGAAGGTAAAGATGGAATATTAATTCCTTGTTCTACCGAAGAAGAAGTATTTAAATTTTTAGATTATGATTATAAAACACCAGAAGAACGTGATATTTGATTACAACATATTTAATTACAACATATTTAATTTTTCATTTTTTTTATATTTAATAAATTCTCTATAAGATGCTGCGTTAGCTTTATTAATTGAATCTATATATTGAATTATATATTTATTAGTTAATAAATTAGATATTTTTATTTCCTGATTTGCTATCTTTTTTTTAGCATCATTTACAGTAGAATTAATTTGAGGTAAATATGTAACATTATATGTATTTAAATGTGTTTGTAAAGTTTTTAAATTTTGTAAATTTTGCTCCGCTTCATCATCTGATATTAAAGCAAAACGTTCAGACTTTGTTATTATATTATTTATAATATCGGTATCAACATTGGTATTGACATCAATATCAGTATCAATATCAGTATCAATATCAGTATAATTATCATCATTATCATATTTAATTTCTTTAAAATTATATATAAAATGATACATTATACAATACATAAACAATATTATAAATATTATCAGCAATAGATTTGTGATTTGTGTTTGCATTTTTATTTTTACTTAATATACTAATAGATAAATAATAGATAAATAATAGGTAAAAATTCAATAATTAACAAAAATTGATTTTTTGTATTTATTAATAAAAGATGTTTATTATTAGATAATATAAATCATTTTATATATCGTCTAATAAACAAAAAAAGCAATTAGATATACTTAAGTATATTTAATATGCCTGTCTCAAATTTATCATATATATTTATATATGATATTGTAAGAGAACTGGTGGGATATTTATAAATAATTCAAAAAATTATTAAACATAAAAATATTTAAGTATTTTACATTGTAATAAAACATGTTAACTTTAGAAATTAAGGGAAATTGTTTTTACAAAGTATAATCTATACTAAAATTATATTTATGTTTGCAACTATATAATAGTTTTAAATTTTTGAATAGTTTGTTGGTATATATAATAAAATTATATATGTTAACGGATATTTTTCCAAGCATTTTTTTATCTACCAAATAGGTTTAAGATTATTACTACTTATTTTTTCAAGTTGAATATTATTTATTGTTTCTTCTTGATTAGTACATCCTTCTAAAGCATAACCAAAATTTGCTACCGAACATATTGCGTTTTGTACCTTTTGTGTGTTTTGTGTCTTTGGTTTTTTTGACATACATCCAGAACAATTATCATTGTATTTATAATCTTTTGATTCTAACCATCTACTATCTAAAAACTCTTTTTTAGGATTTCTAAACAAATCAATATCCGTTACGAGGGCTTCAGTCCCTCGAGCTCCCTTGTTATTAGAATTTTTTAAATCCTGTTCATTACATTTGCGTGCGGGATTTTCTAAATCTTGCCTCATATATTGTGGTGTTTCATATAAGCTATTTAAAATAGTTTCAGCATATCTAGAATCAGTTATGTGTGTGCTTGGTAGATTTGTTGATGGGTATGCAACATAATAATCATTAAGTCCTACTATATTTTTATCAAATGGTTTCGGAGACTTATTATTATTTTTACTATCACGCGCATCAAAATTTTTAGGTATATATGTAATTTTATATATTTCATCTTGTTCTTTTTGTTTTATTAATTTATTATTATTATTAATTTTATTAATGTCATCATTTTTTTTTATATTGCTTTCGTAATTATCTCTAGAATTATTTACAAAGTCTATGAAATTAGATATGCTTCTAGACTTATTAAGATTATAAGTAATATATATTATTAAAATACAGGTAAATAAAGATGTTTGTATATGATTATTCCAGATAAACCAATCTAGACAGATAAATATTATAGCAATTAAAATAATAAATGATTTGTGTAAAGATATATTACGAAAATTAATTGAATTAAATAGATTATATAATAATATTAAAACTAGACATTCGTATAATAATTGATTTATTGGTATTATTAGAGTTGTAATATTATTTAGTAGTTCATTAAACTCTTTTTGATTCATTTGTTTTTAGATTATACTGCTATTACTTAATAAATAGAATTAAAATATATAAAAAATAAATACAAATTAAAATATATATCTAGAACATCTTTAACAAAATAATATATGAATAACAATATATAGTCCTAGAAAATCACCAACTGATACTTTTTTAACAGTTGGAAATACTTTTACAAGACTATGATTGAAAATATAAGCTCCTATCCACATAATAAATGTTAATAGAATTAGAAATATAATTAGAAATATAAATGTCTGAGAAATATCCATATTTGAAACATCAGTAAAAGATGATGATGTAATACTTTTGCTATTACCTGCTACTAAATTTGTTATTGCGCCTGTTACACCTGAAAGAGAAATTGCCATGGCTTTAATATAATATATAATGTATAATGTATAATGTATAATGTATTTGAAGTCTTATTATTATATAAGAAATAAAATATATTATAATTAATATATTTCTAAATATAGGTCTAGATACATGTCTATATAAGATTAGAATTACTAATAAAATTTTGACGTATAGCAGAAACTGAAAGACCAGGAATTAGTTTTTGTAAATCAATTAAATCTTGAATAATAACAGGCATTTTTTTCTGTTCTAAAAAAACAAATAGTTCTGTATATTTTTCCAAATTTGTTTGAGCTTTAATATATTTATCTAATTTATTAAACATATCAATTCCCATTAAAATAATCATATCTAAAAGTTGTTCGTCATTTGTCATTTTTCCTGATAAAGGATAATTTAACATTCGATTATGTATTTTAGGAATTCTTAATAATGTTATAAATTCATCTATTGCACTACCAGATAAAGCATCTTCAACTAGAATCATAAATTTAGTTATAATTCTATAAATATAATATGCCAAGTATTGTTTTGATATTGTTTTGACATTTATAAAGCTTTTTGAATCATTATTATTATTAATCAGTTCATAAATACTATAAATATCATTTACAAATTTTTCCATATTTGTTATTATTACTATATTTGTTATTATTACTATGTTTGCTATTAGGTATATCCTTAAATAAACGGGTGCGTTTATGGTTGATATATCTAAAAGACCTTATTTAAAAGGCTAGCACTTATTTGACAGTTATTATTATATTTAAAGATTATAAATCTATAAAAATAAC